CAAAGATCGCAAGATGCACAACGAAGGTATGGAAAAGCTGGAAGGCTTTATTGTACATGCACTTGCACGTGAGATTCAAGAATTTGCACAAGACAAACAAGATGTAGTCAATACAAAAGTTCGTTTGGTGCGTGAAGCTCGCTCACAGTTAGAAGCACTCAAAGCTCGATTTGTAACAGAATCTGCCAAGAAGATGTCTAACGCTGTTAGCACACACCTCAAGGCTGAACTCAACCAGTTGCAAGAAGACATTAAAGTTGCTCGCGAGAACAATTTTGGTCGTCGTATTTTTGAAGCATACGCAGCAGAATTTGGTGCTACTCACTTAAATGAGAAAGCAGAAGTTCGCAAGTTGCATGATATGATTGCTTCTAAAGATGAAAAACTTGCTGAAGCCATCCAACTCACACAAAGGGCAAAAGTCTTAGTGGAGTCAAAAGAACGCGAAATGCGTATCCTTAAAGAATCTAATCAGCGTGAAGCTGCTTTAGAGGAATTGCTCTCTCCTTTAAACAAGGAAAAAGCAGAAGTGATGCGTAATTTGCTTGAAAGCGTACAAACAAGTCGTTTGTCAAATGCTTTTGAAAAGTATCTACCAGCAGTTTTAGAAGATCGTTCTGTGAAAGCCTCCAAGGTAATCGTAGAATCATTGTCTGAGGCAACTGGCGATAAATCTGCCCGCAGTCCAGATGCAGATTACGTTGAATCCCAATCCAACGTGATCGATCTAAAGCGTTTGGCAGGGCTGTAAATAAGATATAATAAAGGAGACTTAAATGTCACAAGAATTATTAGAAGGTCGTTGGAATGAAACTAAAGACGCACTCTTAGAAGGTTTATCCGGATCTAAGCGTTCATCAATGGGAGTAATCCTTGAAAATACTAAAAAGTATTTGCGTGAGAACGCATCATCAGGTTCTACAACATCTGGTAACATCGCTACATTAAACCGTGTGATTCTGCCAGTTATTCGACGTGTTATGCCAACTGTTATTGCTAACGAGTTGGTCGGCGTTCAGCCAATGACAGGTCCAGTAGGCCAAATCCACACATTGCGTGTACGCTATGCTCAGTCTTTAACAGACAACAGCCTGGCACAGACAAGCGTAACAGCTGGTCAAGAAGCACTGTCACCATTCACAATCGCTACAGCGTATTCCACAGTTCCAACAACTCAAACTGTTGCAACAGGTTACACTGGCAACAACACAGCAAACATGGAAGGCACAGGCGGTAAGCAAATTTCCGTACAGATCTTGAAACAAGCTGTTGAAGCTAAAACACGTAAGTTACAAGCTCGTTGGACATTTGAATCTGCACAAGACGCACAAGCCATGCATGGCATTGACGTTGAAGCAGAAATCATGGCTGCTCTTGCACAAGAGATCACAGCTGAGATTGATCAAGAGATCCTGTTGAGCCTGCGTACTTTGGCAGCTACGGAGTTTACATACAACCAAGCTACAGTTTCAGGTACAGCTACATTCGTTGGTGACGAACATGCCGCTTTGGCAGTTTTGATCAACCGTGTTGCTAACTTGATTGCTCAGCGTACACGTCGTGGCGCTGGTAACTATGCTGTTGTAAGTTCAGCCTCGTTGACAGTGTTACAAAGTGCAACTACTAGTGCTTTTGCTCGCACAACAGAAGGCACATTTGAAGCTCCTACAAACACCAAGTTTGTTGGTACACTCAACGGTGCTATGCGTGTGTTTGTTGACAGCTATGCTAGCGACACAACACCTGTATTGGTTGGTTACAAAGGCACATCTGAAGCTGATGCTCCTGCGTTCTATTGCCCATACATTCCGTTGATGAGCTCAGGCGTTGTATTGGATCCAACAACATTTGAACCAGTAGTTAGTTTCATGACTCGCTACGGATTCGTAGAACTCACTAACACCGCGAGCAGTTTTGGAAACGCGGCCGACTACGTGGGCGAGATTGCCGTTCAAAACTTGTCTTTCTCCTAATCAGAGAATTACTACCAAATCATCCTACCCTTTGGGATGGGAAGAGCAAGAAAGCACACTACAGTGTGCTTTTTTGTTGGCCAAATTATTTGACAAAAGAGTCAGTTCGAGTGTATTATGTTTAGTAATGCCACGGACTATGATAAATAAAAGCATGAAACACTTTATATACAAAACAACTCACACAAACGGCAAATATTATATTGGAAGACATAGTACAGAAAACATCAACGATGGCTACATTGGTTCTGGTCTGTGGCCCAGTTCTATAAAAGATAAATCTACTCTGACTCGAGAAATACTCGAATACGCAGAGTCGGCCGAACAGGTAAAACGACTTGAAGGTCAATATTTGTCAGAACATTATGGCAAACCTGGTTGCATGAACAGAACAGTAGATCCAATTGGGTTTGACACAGATAATAATCCAATGAAAAATCCAATTATAGCAGAAAAAATTGCCGGGGATAATCACTATATGAGAAAAAATCCGCAAGCAAGAGAAAATAGTAGACAAAAACAAAATAAGTTAGTTCGTGAAGGTAAGCATAATTTACAAGGCGACCGAAACCCAAACAAAGATGGTCGCAATGCTAAAACAGCATATGAAAACGGCAACCATATCTGGCTTAAAAACAATCCAAGCATATGGCGTAGCGAAGCGGGTATACATCACTGGCAAGATGGAAAAAGCCCTAATGCTAGCGGTAAACTAAATGAAAAACGTATTGCTGAAGGAACTCATAATTTACTTGGACCCGAGCACAATGCTAAACGAATCAAAGCCGGTACCCACAATTTTGTTGGATCTGACAGCAATCTTAAAAGACTAGCAGAAGGACGACACCCAAGTCAAATGAAAAAAACTTGCAAACACTGTGGTAAAACTGCAAGCGTGAGCATGCACACACGCTGGCATGCTGACCGTTGTAAACTAAACCCAAATAAGGAAACCCAATGAACTCACGTCAATACGCTGCACAGCAGGAACACGCATACAAAGAAACTCTAAAGAACGCCGGCCTCGACCCAGGAGATTATGCCGGTGTGTGCTTGTCAGCAGATCGCACTGAATATCAAGTCACGCTGATCGACGGTTCCACAGTACAAGTACCAAGCGGATTTGAACACGATACGTATTAACGCTCGCTGGCACGGTGATCTCTGTCAATCTAAATAAAAGCACCCGGGGGTGGGTTTTTGTTGGTAAATATTCCACCATATGAACATCAGTCAAATCTACATTTCTCAAAGTCCAATGGCAGATCACCTGGTTGATTGTGTTAAAACAGTGACCAGTACTCACGACATTGATACTTATACCGTGTATGATCATGACTCATTGAGAGAGTTGATTTCAAAAAACTTTGATTCCGCTGTGGTAAAAGCCTACGATCGATTGAATCCTTATTCCTACAAAGCAGACTTAGGAAAATACTGTGTGCTGTATGCATTAGGCGGCTGGTATTTTGATATTGCAGTCAGAATGAATTTTCGTGCCCTACCAGCTGATTCGGTTGAGATCTTGGCCTATAGAGACATGCAAAATTACTCACTAACTAATTATTCAGTGTCGTGTGGTGCTATCTACAGCCAGCCACAGCATCCAGTGTTTCAGCGTGCCATTGACATAGTGGTTGATAATTGCAAAAAAGAATACTATGGTATTTCTCCCCTGTGTCCCACTGGTCCTACGGTGTTGGGTCGAGCATTTGCTGAACAACCAGCCAATGAAAACATGCTGTTTGGCGACTACATGTTCTTGACACCAACACGCCTGATTCCTAATCCAGCATTTGTTTTACCTGATGGCCGTATCCATGCCTACGGAAAAACCTCAGTCAGCGGCGACTTAGAGGCCCTGGGCACCAACAACTATAACACATTTTACGATTCAAAAACAGTTTATAAATCAAACTAGCAAGGCACTAATGTGTTTTTTTATTTTTGGCTAAATACATAACAAAACTTGCTAAAGGATTATTATGGAAATTTCAGGACTAACGCTAACTGGTATTACAATGACAGCACCCCCACCACCACCGCCACCTCCACCACCTCCAGGTTGGAGTGCAGGCGGCACCATGAATACCGGGCGCGACAAGTTGGCAGCATGCGGCACACCAACAGCAACCTTGGGCATGGGTGGATACATCTCCGCTTCCAAAGGAGCTGGTACATTTTCTCAAGAAACAGAAGAATATGATGGATCCGCATGGTCTGTGGGAGGCAATTACCCCAATGCCTGTTTTAACTTTGCTGGGGCAGGAACACAAACTACAGGACTGGCATTTGCTGGATTAAATGGAGCATTTGCACCGCAAACTGCCTCAAATGAATATGATGGAAGTGCATGGAGTTCCGGCGGATCCTTAGGCTCAGCTAGATATACCCTAGCAGGATGCGGAACTCAGACAGCAGCACTGGGTGTTGGTGGCGAAAATAGCCCCGTGGGAAGTGCACTTGCTTCAGTTGTATTATACGATGGAACAAGTTGGTCCACCGGGGGTCCTCCACTGAATCTGGCCACTGGCAGAAAATTCAATGCTGCGTTTGGAACACAATCTGCTGCAGTAACCTCAGCCGGCGCCGACGCTTCGTTTAATCTACTGTCATCTACTGAAAATTTTAACGGTATTTCCTGGTCGGCAGGTGGAGCTTTACCATCTGGTCGATTGGGTGCAGGCGGAAGCGGAACACAAACTGCAGGATTGATATTTGGCGGCAATGCCGGTGGTGCAACTGCAGCAGCGCTAACATACAATGGATCCACATGGACCGCAACTGGATCATTGACCACTGCTAGATTTCAACTAGGTGGTGCAGGCACAGCAGCCGGTACCGGTATAGCGTTTGGTGGCTCCACCGGCAGTTTCCCAAGTCTAGCATCCACAGAAGTGTACTCATAGCACACATAAATTCTGTAAACAAAAAAGCACCCAGGGTGCTTTTTTGTTGGGTATAAATATTAAACTATGAATAGGTCAAACACACGTCAGTGCGGTGATTGTCATGCTTGTTGCAATGGGTGGTTGGGCGCAACAATCAATGGACATGTTATGAAATCCGGCACTCCGTGTTTTTTTCTAGACAATCATCAGTGTTCAATCTATCCCAATCGCCCTAAAAATCCCTGCCAGGATTATTGGTGTGCATGGATACAAGATGACAGCATCCCGGACTGGGTTAAGCCCAATTTGAGCAACGTAATCATTAGTCTCAAAAAACATCCTACCGACGATACTCTGGTGTATTATGAAGTCACTGCTGCCGGCAACGAAATTCCTCCTGCTATATTAACATGGCTGATTGAGTGGAGTTCTCAACAAAATAAAAATATAGTATATCGTAACGGCGGTGAGTTATACATTTATGGCAGTTCAACCTACTATGCCATGTTTAATCAACTGGTTTCGTGGGGATTGTACCTTCCGGCCAACATACTAGAGATTAACTAAATATCATAATGAATACAAAGAGAAATCATGGCCAACCCACCACCACCATATGACGACATAACTGGCATTAGCCGCACTGTCATGAAGGACAATGCGCAGGAGACCCTGGTCAACTACAACGGCAATGCCAGACCGGGCGAAATTGTAGTAGACCTTACTACCAATCCTCCTACTCCTTATATTGGCAACAATGTTGGCCAGCTCACACTTTTAACTTCTGCTGGCACCTATGGAAATGCACAAGTAGGACAATACCTAGAGGCAGGTCAAGTTGGAAACATTATACCCAGTGGCAATGCTGTTTACAGTTTGGGCAATGCCACAAATCAATGGAATGATTTGTATGTGAGCAATGCTACCATCTTCATGAACAATGTACCGCTCAGCTTGACTGCTGGCAACGTGCTCACAGTCAATGGCAATGCTGTGTTACAAAACAATTCCAATACCACAATCTCAACCACGGGCAACATCTCAGCAGGCAACGTCAGTGCGTCGGGCAACGTCACAGGTGCTTACGTCAAAGGCAACGGCAGTGAATTGACCAGCTTACCAGCACCTGTAGTCACACAAGATATCACCTCCAACGGCGCCATGAGTATAATGCTCTATGATGGCAACATAAAATATGTAAACTATGCCACAGTTGAACCATCCAGTGGCAACATTGCAGGCGGCAACATTACTACTACTGGATTGGTCAGTGCCACAGGCAACGTTACTGGCAATTATTTCATTGGTAATGGTTCACAACTGACTGGTATCAGTAGCGGTATTCAATCAAGTATTGCCAATGGCACTTCAAATGTCAACATAGCCACTGCCAATGGCAATGCGACCATAACAGCCAATGCCGCATCTACTTGGACATTTGGCACAGATAGCACATTAACATTACCAGCAGGAAGTAGCCGAATAACTTCATATGGTCAGATCACAATAGAAACAGATAATAATGCTTCGGGCATGTATCTCAACGCCGACGGCGTTAATCTCTTGTATGCCAATACAAATGTAACACTTCGTGCTAATTCTATCGGAGCAAATAAAGATTGGAACTTTGGCTCAGACGGTAATTTAGCAATTCCGGGCAGTATTATTGGTGCCGCTACTGTGGCCATAGACAACCGTGCTTCGGGCAACGGCGCAGACATCGAACTCTACTCAGCCGATGACATCTTGTTACAGGCTCGTGATCGCAGTGCAGGATCTACATCAGAAGGTGGCGACATCAATATTTTTGCCGGTGATTCCGCAGAAGACAGCGATTCTAGTGGCGGTGATGTTATCATCGAAGGTGGCCGCGGCGGAGCAGCCAACGTTGACTTTGGTGGAGTAGGTGGATTTGTTACTATACAGTCTGGCCAAGGTGGTAACGCAATAGGTGCTAATTTCTCTGCACAAAGCGGCGGTGATCTTACACTTCGTGCCGGTGATGCCGGTACAAACAATGGTAATATTGACCTAGGTAATTCGGGCGGTGATGTAATAATAAATGCCGGTGATAGCACAGGCAACGGTGATCCCGGTGGCACTATCTATCTAACTTCGGGTGCCGCTGATGCAAGCGCATTGGCAGGTGATGTTGTGATTCAAGCCGGTGGTACCTGGACTTTTGACGGGTCTGGTAACCTCAACTTGCCAATGGGTGGTGTTGTTTATGAAACCAACATTCCAGACGGCGGACTTAGTGGTAGTGCCATTGCTTTAAAACCAACAGGTGGAACCAATGCTGATCAAGAGTTGTTGATTTATCCCACAGTCAATGATGCCAATCACTTGCACTTGACCACAGGCAACTTATACAACACAGAGTTATTCTTAGGCGACGACAACTTGTATGTCAAGTTGGCCAATACCGGTAATGTTGTTGTCAACAGCAACGACGATACAGGCAACACAGCACAGTGGACCTTTGGCACAGATGGCAACTTGACCTTGCCAGGTAATACCTTTGCTGTCAATTATGCCAACGGTACACCGGTATCAATTGGTGGCGGCAGTGCCAACACCGGAAATGTGACCTTTAACGATCAAGCTGTTGTGGGCACTGGTGATCAAGAGGGCAGCAGTGGCTTGTATTTGGCTCCGGGTACTGAAAGTGTAGGCAATTTACAATATATTCGAGTGCGTGGTGGCGATGTTGCCACACACATACACCTTGACACTGGCAACAACGCTTATTTTGATCAATACTTTGGCGATGACGGCAAGTATGTAAAACTGGTCAACACCGGCAACGTCGAAATTGGCAGCAATGATGCTGTGGGTAACTCAGCACAATGGACCTTTGATACTGGTGGCAATTTAACATTCCCCACAGGTAATTTGGTCATCACACCCGTTGATGCTTACCTTGGCAACTCGGCTGTTATAGCATCGCAGTATCATAGCTTGATCACATTATCGACTGGAGCCAACGGTGGTTTATCAAGTTTTTGGGTGGAGGATTACGCAAACGCCAGCACCAGCAACATAGCGGCTGTGTATGCTAACCCTACTCCAGGATCAAAGATTGTTAGAATAGCAGTAGGTACCAATGGTAGCCCTGGTCCTAATCTATGGGACTTTGGCGCAGATGGTAATTTAACGGCCCCTGGCAACGTCAGTGCTGTGGGCAACATCACAGGTGCTTATATTTTAGGTAACGGCAGTCAACTCACCGATGTTACAGCATCGGTTCCTGGCCAAACAATCCTGCCTACTGTACAAACCATTACGGTTGCGGCCAGGCCAGCCGGTTTGTTTGGAGGCGGCCAAGGAGGTGCCAATGTAACAGTGGCCAACGCTATTCCAGTGACCGAATATGGTGTGATCATCACCGACGGCACAGTAAGTGAAAAGTATAAGACTGGTAGTTTGGGCAGCATTCCAGGAACAGTATCATTAACCTTTACGACTGGGTTGAATTCCGCACAGTTTACGGTGTTTGCTTACGTGACCAGTAATGCAGGTACATACTATTCAAATGCAGCCACTGGAACTTCGGGCATTTGCTTATTGGCCGGAACTCAAATTGCACTCAGCGATGGCACACGCAAAGCAATCGAACACATTACCTACACTGACAAGATGTTGAGCTGGGACTTTGATCGTGGTTGCTATGCAGAAACCACTGCTGTGTGGATCAAACGGGGAGAAACTGGATCTCAGTATAACCTACTCACATTCAGTGATGGCACAACTTTACGCACATTTGATCAGCATCGTATCTTTAACAAACAGGCAGGTGCATTTACCTATCCAATGACCGATGCAACTCCTATCGGAACGGTCACAGTCAACGAACACGGCCAAGAGATCACCCTGACCAACAAGCAAGTGATTGTAGATACCATTGAATACTACAATGTTATCACAGATTACCATATGAACCTGTTTTCTGACACGGTATTGACATCATGCAGATTCAACAACATCTATCCTATAACAGATATGAAGTTTGTCAAAGATGGCAGAAAATTACGCACAAGAGCAGAGTTTGAAAATATTCCAGATAGATTCTTCCATGGTCTGCGATTAGCAGAACAAACAACAGACATCAAAACGGTTGAATGGTATGTAAACAGACTACTGAGTACCGAAGTGTTGGCTGCATCTGAGCTAACTGTTTGAAAATACTATTCTTAGATCATTATGGTGTTCTCTGTTTGAGCAAGCAGGCAATTACAAGAACAGAATTGAGCACACCCGCAGGAGACGAACTCAAAGATATAAATGTATTTGACAATTTTGATAAAGACGCAGTTGATATATTAAATAATATTATAGGAATAACCGGAGCCGAAATAGTAATTTCTAGTGATTGGAAACAGCATACAACCTTAAATGGCATGTGTGAATTTTATCAAAAACAGGGCATTAAAAAACTGCCTATTGATTATACTGCATGGTTACCCGGAGCAACTACATATCATGAACAACGGGCAACTGAAATAACCGCTTGGCTAGAACAACACCCTGAAACCACTCAGTGGGCAGCAATAGATGATTTATACATGGGAACTTGGTTGACAAATTTTGTTTGGGCAAAACATGTGCACCTAGGAATCAATGACATTAAAGTGCAACAACAACTTTTACACAATTTAAAATAACAAAAACTTTGTTGTGGGTTTTTCTTTATTGGGTATTAAATCTTAAACCAACTCAAGTATTGATGAATTTTATCAAAACAACTTGTCCAATCGCCTGGTGTTGGTTGTCTAAATAATCTTGCACTAGGATACCACGGACTATCGTCTCGACCAAGCAACCAACGCCAGTCAGTTCCAAATGCATTCAACGGAATCCACGTGGGTCTACCCATAGCACCAGCCAAGTGTGCCACAGCAGTATCAACACTTATGACAACATCCAAATGATGCATGAGCCCGGCGGTGTCGGCAAAATCTGTTATTTGATCATTGTAAACGTGACATTTCATTAAGGTCATTTTACCAATGTCTTCGTCTGACGCATCAATTTGCAAGTTGATCCAATCGTAATTGGGATTGCGTTGTATCAGACTCAACATCTGATCAATGTCCATGCCCTTGTGACGATTGATCCAACTGTCTTGTCGACCACTGTAACAGAATCCCACTCGCAATTGTTTTTTAAGACCTAGTATTTTGCGCCATTTTTCAATTTTGTCATTGTTGGCAGTGATGTAACTTAGATTTTTTGGTAATGTATCTAGCGTTACGTTTATGATACCCGGAATACTCATGATCGGAGTCCAGTAATCAAATTGATCTGGAACTTGTCCGTATTCTAATACCGCAATCTGTGGCAAACTATTTTTAAAAACTGGAATCAGTGGTGTGTTTGCAGAAAGGATCACCGTGGCTTTTCTGTTGATTAACTCTGGTAAAAATCTTACAAATTGTATGTTATCGCCCAGTCCTTGCTCATTCAGCACAAAAATTGTTTTCCCTTCAAGATCTTGACCGGTCCATCTGGGTTGTGAAAACTGGGGTAGTGTTCCTGATAAATGTTCAAAATTCCATCTGGTTTCATACTGGGGCCAACCACGTTGATAGTCACCGGCTAACAAATAAGCAACTGCTAGATTAAATGGCGGAGTTGATTCGCCTGGGCTCAAGTGAATTCCATACTGTAAAAATGGAATAGCACCCGCAGGATCACCTAATTCACGCAACACATTGCCATAGTTGTTCCAGGCATGGTTGTTTAATCTATTGTGTACAAAAGCCTGTGCATAACAAGCCAACGCCTGATCAAAATTGTTTTGTTCTCGGCAGTGATTGCCCAGTGCTACTAGTTCGCTGTCATTCATGGCAGTATTTACGTAATAGATGTGCTAGGTTAAAATTATCAATTTAATATAAATACTTGTCAACGCAATCGGGCGTTTTATGCAGGCTTTAACCCCCTGCGTAGTGGGCTAGAACCCACATTGGGCTTCTTTAAGGAGAAAACAAAATGGGACGTCCTCTCAAAATTAAAAAAATCATCGAAGGTACCGGCAACGGGAAAGACATCGGCTTCAACGCATTTGATCAATTGACTAATCCAGCACTGCCAGTTGGTGGTGCATTCAACACAGACAATTATCTTGGTGTGGTTGGTGGTGTACAACCACCCACAGTGGCCACAGCAGCATATCCAATTGTCAAGGTCGAAGTCAACATCACCAATAGTTCACAGGGTCAAACACCGGGTGTGATCATTCGTCAGAAAGGTGCTAGAAAATTCCTAGTTGCTACGGTTGCCACTATTGACCCAGAAAATGCTGTGGTTGGCGTTGCTTTGCGTATTGCCACACTGGGTGACACCAACTGGCAAGCCATGGGTGCTCCAGCTGGTGCTATTGTAGGCACAATCTTTACAGCCACAGCAGCAGCTGGTGCAGGTACGACAGGCACAGCTCAAGAAGTTGGTGTATGTGTGTTGAGCAGTGATCTCACACCACCAGCCGGTGACATGAGCATCAGTTTCTTTTATGGAGCCACAGATTCCACGGAACAAGCCATCAGCAAGTTGACCAACAAGTTCTTGTTGGACTTTACCGGCGGCGAAACCGGCGGCAATGCCAACACAGGCGATGTCTGGAATCCAACTCTGGTAACACAAAACGTTCGTTATGCTGGCAACTTCTTCAGCGACGAAGGTTATGAAGTCAAGAGTGGCACAAGCGGTGCAGCCAACACAGGCACGCAACAAAACCGTGTTGATCTTGCACAAGTTGAAAAATACTCATCGTAATTTGCATCAACTCAAAATCCTCACAGCTAAGTACTGTGAGGATTTTTTTATGACTATAGCTTTTGTGTTGGGTAATGGCGTTAGCCGAGAACACGTACCGTTGCCGGTGTTAAGAACGCTGGGCAAAATATACGGCTGTAATGCTTTGTATAGGGATTTTACCCCAGATGTGTTGGTTGCAACCGACCGTCCTATCAGTCAACATATTCAAGAAACTGGATATGCACACAAAAATATATTTTTTACTCGTAGACCCTTGCCCGACACCGGTGCTCAACAGGTACCATCTGAATATTATGGGTATAGTTCAGGTCCAATTGCTACCTCGTTAGCAGCTAGAGACTTGAATCGACGAATTTACATGATTGGATTTGACATGGGGCCAACCCTTAATAACGGTTTTAATAATCTATATGCCGACACAGAATTTTACAAAACCAGCACCAGTCTTCCAACATTCACTGGAAATTGGATCAAGCAAATTGGGAGAATTGCTCAAGATTTCCCTACAACTAAATTTTTCAGAGTGTGTGGCAAAACCACGTCTAGAATATCAGAGTTAGATAATATTCAAAATCTTCAACACATAGACATGTCGGTGTTTTTAGACCGCATAAATACTCAAAAGGATTTGTAATGTACCCATTTAGCTGTAATTTTTTAGCCAAAAATTGTTTAGTTGACGCAGTCGAGCACGGTCGCACTTTAGGGCTAAATAACGTACGAGGACTAAAATGACCACATACAAACGCATAGACGGCGATTATGTAATTACAACGCTGAACCCAACTGATACTATTGATGTAAACACATCAGAAGTAACTGTCAGCGGCAATCTAATTGCGCTAGGTAATGTCCAGTCAAACATAGCCATTGCTAACTTTTTTCTAGGCGATGGTCAATTTTTAACCAATGTAGTTGCCAACACCGGAACTGCATCAAAACTTCAAAATGGAACATCTAACGTTGATATTCCCACACCCAATGGCAACATTGTATTTGGCGTAGATTTTCAAAGTAACGTAATGCGTGTCAGCACTACCACTGTTGAAATTAACCTGAGCACTGCTGCAACTAATTGGACCTCTGGTGCATTGGTATTAACCGGCGGAATAGGAACCACTGGAAATATCTATGCTAATATTGTTGTGGCCAACACGTTCAACGGAATCAATTTAAGTGTTTCCGGCAATATCACTGGCAATAACATTTACGGCAACAACATTTACGCCAACGGGTCACCGGTTTTAAACGGTAACAGCGTACTCGAGGGCGGAAGCTATTCAGGATAATAGGTCAAATGTCTAATACTATCATTTCTAAAAACAGCAACGTAGCTAACTTAGTTCCGCTTACAACCGAATTGGCCTATGGAGAAATTGCAGTCAACACCCACGACGGTAAATTGTTTCTTAAAGTTGACCCTGGTACCGGTGCCATCATCACAGCCATTGGAGATCAAACAGCCGATTATGTTTGGTATGTTAGCAAAAGTGGTAACGACGACAACGACGGCAAGAGCCTTAGCACCGCCAAGTTAACTATCGAATCCGCAGTGTCAGAAGCCAATATTATAGCCGATGCTAGTTCAAACAATCGAGTAACAATTTTTGTCAAGTCCGGCGACTACACAGAAAACAATCCCATTACCTTGTCACCACGGGTAACAATTGTTGGCGACAATCTTAGATCAGTTAGTGTAAGACCCGCTAACGTAACTGATGATATTTTTTGGGTCAACAATGGTTGTTACATCAGTGGAATAACCTTTAGAGGACACATCGAACCAGCTGCTGCTGTTGCTTATCCAAGTGGCGGCGCTGGCCCAATTACCACTAGTCCATATGTACAAAATTGTTCAAGCATAACTACCACAGGCGCTGGTGCACGAATAGATGGCAGTTTGGCCAGTGGCTTACGAAGCATGGTGTTTGACGCGTACACACAAATCAATCAAGGCGGCATTGGCATTCATATTTTAAATCAAGGCTATTCGCAGTTGGTCAGTATTTTTACAATTTGTTGCCAAGATGGTATTCTGACAGAATCGGGTGGCACTTGTAGTGTTACAAACTCTAACAGTTCGTTTGGAACCTATGCACTCAGAGCCAATGGCAAGAGTGGACCATTGTATACTGGAACCAGCGACGGTGCCAGTCAGCAAGGACCATTGATTCAAATTAAGAATCTCACACAAGACCCAGTGGTTAACACCGCAGTAAGTTTTGATGCAGGCGTTACTCTTTACACCATATACAATGTAGTTCAAGTGGCAGGATCGACCTGGATATTAGAATTACCAGACACCACGCTGGTACCAATTCCTGACAACACCCCAGCAGTATTTTATCAACGTAGCCAAATCACCACAAGTTCACACACATTTGAATATGTGGGCACTGGTAATAATCTTGGTAATGCTTTGCCACAAGACGGCGGTGTACCTATACAAGCAAACGAAATAGTACAAGAAAACGGCGGCGAAATTATTTTTACAAGCACAGATCAAAGAGGCGACTTCCGTGTAGGAAGTCAATTAACTATCAACGGACCGCAAGGCACCATCACCGGCGAGGCATTTGATAAAAGTCTTTTTGCTGTAATGACACCATACATCTTAGCAATCGAGGGACCATAAAATGGCATTTGGACTTAATATATTTAAAACAGTTACATTTGATATTGGCACAACCGTATCAGAAATTTACACAGCACCGGCTCTTTACAGTGCTATTGTGCTTAGTGCGCAACTTACCAACGTCACTGGCTCAACTGTACTAGCTACAATGAGTGTGTTGGCAGAAGACAGCACCGAAACAGAACTAATCAAAGATTTTGCAATACCTCCAAACGATGCGTCATCTGCATTGGTTGGAAAATTAGTTTTGGAAACAGGGTACGGACTTACAGTTGTAGCCAGCACAAACAATGCGTTAAAAATTACATTAAGTATTCTAGAATCTAAGAACTAATATGCCATATAATCTATCAGGAAAAGTCAAAACAATACCACCATCAGACGTATCTGTTGATAGGTACGATTGGTTACCACCTGGTGAGGCAGAACCCAATTTAGGATTACCCGGACAAAATCAACAGGTTTTATTTAGTGACCTTGATGGCACACGTTATTGGCAAACAGTAGTGGGTACCACAGGTGCAACAGGATACACCGGAGCAACTGGCCCTGCTGGTATAAACGGAGCAACTGGCCCCGCTGGCACTAGTGTGGTTATCACAGGTAGTGTAGCCGACGTAAATGGAACATATCCGGGTGGTGGTCCCAATGACCCGCAAGGATATCTTGATTATTATTTTCCAGGTGCAGTAGCTGGAGACGGAGTACTTGATCAATCTGACGGCCACTTATGGGTATATGACGGAGCCACTTGGGTAGATGCCGGCGTTATCCAAGGACCACAGGGAGCCACTGGAGTAAACGGCAGCACCGGCCCAACAGGAGCAACCGGACAAACGGGCTCAACCGGTGCAAGTGGATTGCAAGGATCAACCGGACAAAAGGGCGCAACCGGCGCTGGTGCCACAGGTGCCACTGGTATTCAAGGACCACAAGGAGCCACAGGATTCACAGGCGCCACAGGATCTGGAGCCACAGGAGCGACTGGCAGTCAAGGACCACAAGGCGCCACCGGATTTCAGGGCGCAACTGGCATACGTGGTGCCACTGGTTTTAGAGGAGCCACCGGCGAGATAGGACCACAAGGCGACCAAGGTGCAACAGGCTCTGGAGCAACTGGCGCAACTGGCGTACAAGGAACAACCGGTCCTATAGGACTGACCGGTAGTACCGGACCAATTGGTGCCACAGGCGCCACTGGTGTTCAAGGAATTCAAGGAGCCACTGGTGCTGGTGCAACAGGTGTTCAAGGAGCCACTGGTTTTCAAGGAGCTACTGGATTTGATGGAGCAACCGGATCAGGAGCCACTGGAGCCAGCGGAGCAACTGGACTGCGTGGAGCCACAGGTCCACAAGGAACCACTGGCCTAACTGGAGCAACCGGAGCAGGCGCTACCGGCGTTACCGGACCAATTGGTGCCACAGGTATTCAAGGTATCCAGGGAACCACTGGATTCACTGGGGCAAGTGGCCCAGCTACAGCAATCAACGCAACAGATACAGATGATAATAGCACATACTACCCTGTGTTTGTTTCTGCTGCAGGAGTCAATGCAGTTCCATATTTAGATAATCCTGGGCTTGCATATAATCCTAGTACAAACACATTAACAACTACAATATTTTCTGGAACAAGCACACAAGCTAGATATGCTGACTTGGCCGAGTGCTATTTAAGTGACAACACTTACAGCCCCGGAACCGTGATTGAATTTGGCGGCACACATGATGTAACAATAACCACTCAAAGTCATAGTAGTCGGGTAGCTGGTGTAGTATCTACTAATCCAGCATATCAAATGAATTTTGGCTTAGAAGGTGAGTACGTAGTTACTGTAGCGTTAACTGGGCGAGTACCTTGTCACGTAGTAGGAAAAATTACCAAAGGTGATTGTTTGGTTGCCAGCGAATACCCCGGTGTTGCTAAGGTATTAGACATGGGTCAATATCGCCCAGCTTGTATTTTAGGCAAGGCCTTACAAGATTACGATTCTGATGAAATTGGCACTATTGAGATTGCAGTAGGACGTACATAATTTTTAGCCAACTTAGTTGGCAAGATAATTAAGTGTATGCGATTTCATATTCTAGGACTGCCACACACTGTAACAAGCAAAGAATTTAATGCTTGTGCATATACCCAAAAAGTTTTTAAATTTGGTAAAATGATGACCGAGCGCGGTCACAAAGTTATCCATTACGGTCACGAAGATTCTGATCTTCCTTGTACCGAGCATGTTACAGTGTTAACCAACAAAGATTTTGAAATTGCTTATGGTGGCTACGATTGGCGCAAAAACTTTTTTAAGTATGACATGAATGACCATGCATACCAAACATTTTTTACTAATGCTATCAGAGAAGTCGGTAAACGCAAACAAAAAAATGATTTTATTCTTCCGTTTTGGGGAGCAGGCACAAGACCAGTTTGCGACGCACACCCAGATTTAATCACAGTTGAGCCCGGTATTGGATATGCTGGTGGCCATTGGGCACGTTGGAAGATTTTTGAAAGTTATGCAATTTATCACGCTTACTGCGGTCTTGAGGCAGTGGGCACTTGCAAACAAGATTGGTACGATGCAGTAATACCTAATTATTTTGATCCTGATGATTTTGAATTCAAAGAACAGAAACAAGATTATTTCTTGTTCCTGGGACGTGTGTACTCTGGCAAGGGTATTGACATTGCTATTCAAGTAACAGAAAAAATTGGAGCCAAGTTAGTCATTGCTGGACAAAATCCAGAAAACAGAACATTTCCTCCACATGTAGAATTTGTTGGATATGCTGACGTTGAAAAACGCAAGCAACTGATGAGCAATGCCAAAGCAGCATTTGTAGCCAGTCAGTATGTAGAACCGTTTGGTGGTGTACAGATTGAATTGCTATTCTCAGGCACACCAACCATTACCACAGACTGGGGTAGCTTTGCAGAAAACAACATTCACGGTGTAACTGGTTATCGTTGTCGAACATTTGAACAGTTTGAGTGGGCAGCAAGAAACATTGGCAACATAGATCCCAAGGACTGTCGTCAGTTTGCAGAAAACTTTAGCCTAGCCCGTGTGGCACCTATGTACGAAGAATACTTCCAAGGCGTACTAGATGTGTACGCTGGCAAGGGCTGGTATCAAGAACATCCAGACCGCACACAGTTAGATTGGTTGCGTAGAACTATTCCAGCCAAGGCATCTATTCCTCCAACTGCTATTACAACACCAATAGCACCAACTATAAATTTAAAAAAAAAAGAATAGCGATGTACACCGAGCCTGAGTGGGCGTTTGGTGCAATACATTATGAATTAACCAAGTATCTATTCGATCGCGGAGTCAATGCCACAGTACTAAACTGGGAAAAGAGTTACACACAACAAGAAATAGCAGAGTTGTCTGATAATATTGATTATTTCCATAGTACACCGTATGGCGTCAACCTCCTAATTAAAAACTACGGTGTTCCACCTGAAAAGTGCATTGCCACTGTGCATGCCAAGTGGGACTTGAATCATTTAACACAGTATGATCCAGACATAGTAAATCGTCTACACAAATATAGCGTAGTAAGCGAATGGCTAATGGGCGAAAGTAAACTGGCAGGAATAGCTCGGGTACCATTAGTTACTCCGGTAGCCATCAACTACGACACATTTTACAACAAACCCAATGAAAAATTACTTACAGTTGGATTTGCTGGAGCAATCAACAACGTACACAAAGATATCAAACGCTATTGGCTAGCAGAACAAGCGGCCAAGAATGCCGGCTTAGAATTTAAACTTGCTCAAAGTTATCACAACAGCTATGTGACCATGGCTGGGTATTATCAAACAGTAGATGCTTTGTTAGTATCTAGCACAGAAGAAGGTGCTGGATTGCCAGCACTAGAAGCCAGTGCTGCAGGCAAACTTGTGATCAGTACACCAGTTGGTTTATGGTTGTCTAAGAGTGGCAACAGTGGACACACAGTTCCCATTGACGAACACGAATACGTAGAAGAAACTACTGCACTGTTAGAATTTTATAGAGATAATCCAGATGCTTATCGAGCCAAGTGTTTAAGTACACAACAGCATGCTCGTCAATATGACTGGAGTGAAGTTATTGATAGCTGGGCAAGGTTAATGCAATGAAATATGATTTTATAGAAATAGGTACAAGTAATTTTGATACATTGATTGAAACAGCCACAGACACCACAACAGGTCTCAGCATTGAAGCCATAAAGCATTACTTGGATTGCTTGCCCGATCGTCCCGGTGTTAAAAAAATAAATTGTGCAGTGTCTCGAAACAATCAAAAAGAAATGCTACAGGTATTTTATGTTCCAGAATCAGTGATTGCTGAACACAATTTACCAGACTGGTTGCGTGGGTGCAACAGTGTAGGTGATTTTCACCTGCAACATAGAAAACTAGGTGTAACTGATCTTGTAGTTAAAAAACATGTGCCTTGCATACCTATTGGCGAAATATTTGAGCAGTATGATGTGTCTGAAGTAGATTATTTAAAAATTGATACTGAAGGCAGCGACGCTGAAATTATGTTACATCTTTATGAATATTTGATTACGCAACCTGCACACAAAAAGCCACGTCGTGTTTTATTTGAAAGCAACGAATTGAATCCAGCACATCTTGTCAAACTTGTTAAAGCAAAATTTACCAGTATTGGCTATCGTGTTGTTAGTAGCAACACAGACACGGTGTTGGAAATTACAGAGTAGATTCGATACTACGAATTTTATTTCGCACAGCATCAAAGTTAACAGTAGACCAAAGTCCTGGATGCATAGGCTTAGGCCAGCGGCCACTGTTTAACCATGCCCATCCAACATGCTCGTCGTTTAACTGTGGATGAAACTCAGAGGCCACACTACAAAAAAATGTATGATATGAAAACACACCGTCGGGGCTAGTAAACTTTTCCAATGGCGCAAGTTTGATATAATCAGGCATGAATCCTAATTCTTCTTCGCACTCGCGTTGCATGGCTTGTAACATGGTTTCGCCTGGTTCAATTTTGCCGCCAGGCAACCCCCAAGTCTCTGGGTGCTTTGGATCATCTCTCAGTAGGTAAAGATACCGTTGAGTGTCCATGGCATAGAACCAAACCCCAATGGCGTTTACAGAGTGATTCTCCATCGACCCCCCGGATATAGTCCTTGATAACTCTTGACCCACTCTGCACCAGTCCATTGGTACTGTAATTCTGTGGTTAAATTTGTAACATATTGGAAATTGTTAGGACTGCTGGTATGATCAAACGCAACTTGCCAACGTGCACCATTGTATTCAATAATGTCATTGGTTTTTGCTACCAACGGTATGCCGGTGATTCCAGTCCATGCCTCTGCGTAGCCGCTATCACTGCCGGTGTCCTCAGTTAGTAAATATCTTTGCCCAATGGCAGCTACTGGCAACCCATGATCTGGGCCACTAGCCAACGGGTTAATAACTGCATTGATTGGACCTAAGGTATTTTGAGGAATAGTATCCAAATCAAAATCTAGCAACAGGAATCGATCATCTGATGGGTCGTAAGAAATATATGCAACAACTTCGTTGCCGTCGTCCATTTCCAGGCTAACATAACTGATACCTGGACGTAACACACCATATACTCCTACAACTGCATGCCACAATACATTGCTTTGCGGACTGGCAGGCGGCTCCAAACTGCTGTTAGATTCATTTATGACTTGCGGCTCACGCAAGGCTTGAAGTTTATTATCAATCAACAATACCTGATAACTGTATGGTGTAATAACTTGACGAGTTCCTAACAACAAGTCATTGTCAACGACAGCATTTGCAGCGTCACCTTGTGCATCAAAAATTTGTGCAATAATTCTTTCAACCACACCAAGTTTTTTAACTTTGGCCGGGCTTGAAATCCAAATTGGTAAATTAAATGTTAGTGTAGCAATGTCAATTGGATTTTCTGTTCCTTGCGGAATAGTTCTTGAGCTCCACTGAACACTTTCTAATTCACACACAGTTAAACTAGTCCAATCAATATAGTTGTCAGTGCTTTGTATTTCCAATGATGGATTAAACAACACCAGCATTTGTTCTAAAATTTGCATTTTTTGATTGGTGTTGCTAGTCCAGATATCTAACTTTAATGTTAGTTTGTATGGCACAGGCATCAACCGCTCAATGGTAAATGCGTTGCCTTGCGTTGTTTCATAACTGTTTGTGGCTTCGTCATAAGTGCGTTGACGCACAGCAGTCTTGCTTACAAAATATGGTTCTTGTATTCTAGGACGATCATAATCAAGTCCAGTAATATAAAATGTCATCAATGGCGTAGCAGGCATGCCTGATGCTGAGTTTTCTTGAAGAATAACTTGAGCTTGCCGGGTAGCATCGCCATACCGCACAGGAACTCTAACTAAAGTATGATCAGTGCCTTCTTCATTGCGGCCGTACTCAACTTGAAAGTTGCTAAAAATTCTAGCAAATTGTAAAAGAAATCTACGTATTTGTTCGTCATAGAAAAATAATGGTGTCAATGCTGGCATGGTTAACCTCCGTTGTCGGCTCTAGGCTTAAGGATTTCACTGAGACTTTGGCGACTTGGTATAGCACCACGATCTGTAGTTTGTACTGTGTCGGTGTTGTTAACAAATCCAGCACGGAGTGTTTTTGCATCCGCCTCAAAGTCAAGTCCAGTTCTGACTGCATCTTCGATCTTGACCCATCTACGTCCGTCGTATCTAAATAATCTATTTGGGAAATAATCTAAACGCAACGCATAATCGCCTGTTGCAGCATTTGGAGGAAAACTCACACCCGGCGTTACTGGCAAGCCATTTGGTGGAATTAAATATCCTGTTTCTGGATCCACACTATTGCTTAGATAACCCAAGGTATATCCAAGCCCAGTTGGGTTAGTACCATCGCCACCTTGTGTACCGTCACCTGTGGGTATAGTTTGGTCGGTAGTTAGTCCAGATCCTGCCGGCTGACCGTTTGGTGATGTTGGTAAAATATAAAACTTAGTAATATCGTAGCCACTGAGTGGAACTTCAATTTCGGCTTGAGTTAAAATAGCATCATTCAGTGCTAGATCTTTGTTACGAGTACTGGCACTGTCACCCAACGTGTTAGGATTTGCAATCGGTGTCCAGTATGGTTGACCGGTGCTGGGGTTAACAGCGTCAATAGGAGTACCCGCGGGCACATTACCATTGGCACGATAGTATTGATCACCTTGATTAACTACATCACCGCTTGGATAAAAATTACCTGGATCCCAAATGTTATTTGTAACAAATGGTTGATTCATTATGTCTTGATATTCTTGTGCATTGACCAATGGTGTGGCCTTGACTCGCCATAAGTGTGGCAACCAAGTTTGACTAAAACCTTCGCTGGCAAATGCCGCATCTTGTATTACATAATATTTTGGTAATGGCAACGGAATAGCAGCATTCAGAGGGTTATAATCTTTGAGATTTGGAACTTCAATTACATCGCCCGACATTAGCTTACGGCCAAAGGTGTCAATCATGTCGTTGTAGTGGAATGTAATAAACAAGGTATCGTTGTTTAAAAACAAACCAAATTGTGTCAAATCAAAATCAATGTCTTGCACACGATACACACCGCGCATGATAAAAATGTCAGGATCGTAGGCACGATCTCTATTTTCCAATAACAGCAAGTCCTCAATAAACAGCGGACTTTGTGTTTCACGTACTGGAATAGTAGCGTCGGCGTCACCCGGATCACCTGTTTTGGGTCCTAGATATTTGTGAACATAGATATCCAATCCGCCGACTGTGTACATTTCACGTATTGTGCGGTCAAGGAATTGATAATCATTGGTGCGATTTGGACGATATAGACTCAAGCGTGGCATAGTCTAGTATTTAGCGGTTAGATTGACCTAGAAATCAAAAGCTAGTATAATTACAAAATGGACGAATTATTTCAACGACTTGATCGAGCAGAAAAAGCAATAGCCGCTGTTAAAAACAAGGTGGCTCGCAGGGATCTGCTTAAAATGGTCAAGGCAGTTGATACAGTCTTTGTAGCTGCTGACATGGAAAGCGTAGAATGTCGTCGAAACAAAAAAGAAACATCTAGATATCGAGAACTGGTTAAACAAATTGAGGATTTGCTGACTAATTTAGAACAGCATATTACCTTTGCTAATTTACTAGGTTGACTTTACAAAAATTTAATATACAATAAAGACTATGGCAAAATCAAACGAAATCAAACGACTAAACCCCAAGGGTGCTGAAACCAAGTATGTGGGGTTTGAACCAGAGTGGAAATTCCAGCCCACCGAGGAAAATCGTATATCATCCTTGGCAAATGCTTTTCAGTGGTATAACTATCACTACGGTAAAAAAGACGCCAAAGAAATGTTGTGCCATTATTTAGAGCACAACAGCCGTAAAGTTGATGCCAAGACCATGCGTGGAATACCGGACAGTCAAATTCGATTGACTCCTGCCTGGGTGTGTCGAATGACCTTGCTTGGTTTAGTTTTAAACGAACACGAGCAAAGCATCATTGACGATCAAATTTCGTCCATGCTCAAAGTCAAACAAGAAATTAAACGAGCTCAGTCTGAAGTCGATGCGGATACTGCTGTGGCAAAACTTACCATTCAAGATCACCTGCGTGAAAAAGTAAGCGAATGTTGCGGTGAGCTTGAAGGCATGTTTGATGATTTTGTTGTAGCAGGCGCTAAGATGTCAGCAGACTTTAAACCCATTGCCTTGATGCGTGGCATGAATATTAGTCCCAACATGGTTGGCACAGTGTCTAAGGTTTGGGAATCTCGCCTCGCAGAATTCAACGAAGTACTAGATGGTACCGATGCCGACCTAGTCGAAGGTTATAGCCACCTCTCCAAGAATCAACTTAAACAGTGTGTTAAGTTTTGCGAAACAGTGATCAATGATTGCAACAGTTATGTTCAACTAAAGAAGGTAGAACGCAAACCACGTGCCAAGAAAGCTGTGAGTCCAGAAAAATTAACTCGCAAATTTAAGTTCTTAAAAGAGTTTGATGAGTTCAAGCTCAAATCAGAGCCAGTTACAAAACTAGTCAATGCCAGTGAAGCTTGGCTGTACGATACAGCCAAACGTAAACTTATTCATGTTGTAGCAGATAGTCACATTGGTACCTTTACTGTAAAGGGCAGTGCTATTGTGGGCTTTGATGCTCAAACAACGGTACAAAAGACTCTGCGTAAACCAGCTGAACAGATTAAACTAGTAATGGGCAGTAAACCAGTGGCTCGTAAAGAATTTGAAGCAATCAAAGCTACCGAAGTTAAATTTAACGGCCGCGGCAACGACAATCTAATCATCCTGAAGGCGTGGTAAACTAAGTAAAGGATGTCTCGTCGAGTAATATCCAAGGGTGAATTTTACATAACCAATGTTTGCAACTTAACCTGTGAAAACTGTAATCGATTTAATGATTATAACTTCAAAGGATGGCAAGCATGGAACGACTACAAGGACGACTACACGGAATGGGCAAAGTATGTTGACTTTGAACACATTGTTATCCTTGGTGGTGAACCGTTACTAAATCCAACCATAGTTGACTGGGCACTGGGCTTGAATGCTTTGTGGCCTACTGCAACAGTACAGATTTTAACCAACGGCACAAGGCTAACCCATGTCAAAGACCTATACGAAAAAATTAAAAATAGAAGAATTTGGATAGGTGTTAGTTTACATAACGATGAAGACAATCGCGAAATATTTGAGCAGATAGAAAACTTTGTACGTGCTCCAGTGAAAGAGATGCACGGCAAAGAAAATAACATTTACAATGCCGATTGGTACTATGAAGATTCCAACAGGATTAAGGTAGCAGTGTGGAATCAAACTGAGTTTTATCAAAGCAGTATAAAACGCAATGCCGCAGGCGAGTTGACCCTACACAATAGTGATCCGTTAAAAGCTCACAGCAATTGTGGATTTGTGCATTGGAAAAACTATCATTTCATACGTGGCAAAATGTATAAATGTGGGCCGTCAACTCTGTTGCCCGAGTTTGACCAACAGCATCCGCTGGCAATAACAGCAGAAGATCGCAAACTTTTATACAGTTATCGCCCACTGGGCAGTGATGAGTTAGCAATCCGTCTAGACCAGTTTATGGACGAAATTGATAATCCTATACCAATGTGTAAATTTTGCCCCGAACAAAGCAATTATAAAAAAATATGGGCTATACGCAAAGGCAAGTGAAGATCGGTAAATACTCTTATGCCATTACAAGTTGAATCCACTTTACAAACGCTCAAACAAAATCTTATTGAATATGTACAACTTCAGTTGGCCAATCAGATCATTGACCTTGAGCTAGATGCAGAACATTATGAAGCTGCATATCAAAAAACCATTGGTACCTATCGCCAGCGGGCACAAAATGCCTATGAAGAATCATACACTTTTATGGAATTGGTTAACAATGTAAACATTTATACCCTGCCGCAGGAAGTGATTCAGGTGCGTCAGATTTTCCGTAGAACATTTGGTGACAGCACAGGTCCGTTTGCCAGCAACTTTGATCCATTTAGTCAGGCAAGCATGAATGTTTACCTGATGAATTTTAACGTGGCTGGTGGCCTGGCCACTTACGACTTTTACTCGCAGTATGTAGAACTAGCCGGTCGTATGTTTGGCGCCTACATGAACTATACCTATAATCCTGTGACTAAAAAATTACAGTTGATTAGAGATCCCAAAGGCACAGGAGAAAATGTGTTGCTGTGGACATACAATCTCAAGCCAGAATTTAATCTATTAAGCGACTACCAAATCAGTCAATGGATCAAAGACTATATGGTTGCCAATTGCAAAATGATCATTGGCGAAGCACGTGAAAAATTTGCCACCATTGCTGGTCCACAGGGTGGCGGTAGCCTTAACGGTTCCGCAATGAAGGCCGAAGCACAAGCTCAAATGGATGTTCAAATTGAGCAACTCAAAAACTATGTTGATGGTAGCCAACCTATTACCTGGGTAATTGGTTAAAACCTACTAGACTTTTATCGTAATCTATGTTATACTTACAGCATGGATCTCATGATAGACTTAGAAGGCCTGGGCACAGGACCAGACACAACAATATTAACCATTGCCGCACAGGCATTTGATCCATTTGGTATTCATAACTTTGATCAACAATACTATGCCAGAGTAACTCTGGAAAGCCAAGAAAATCGTAGCATACAACAAGGTACCATTGATTGGTGGGCTACTCAACCTGCGGCAGCAAGAGATGAAGCGTTCAATGAAGAAGGTCGTATACCGTTGGATCGGGCTCTGGACGAGTTGGGCAAGTTGATCTGGCACAGTAAACGTATTTGGGCACAAGGCCCAACTTACGACATGAATATCCTAGAGCATGCATACAAGAGTTATGGCAAACCGATCCCTTGGCAGTTCTATGCCGTGCGTGATAGTCGTACTGTGTTTAGCTTGTGGCCAGGACTACCAAAACCTCCTACCAGTCATCATGCTCTAGAGGATTGCCGTAGACAAATTGACTTATTACAAACTACTCTTAAACATTTTAACATAAAGGAATTGGCATGATTATTGGTGTATGTGGACTTATTGGATCTGGAAAAGATACCACTGCAGATTACTTGCAAAACATACATCAGTTCCGACGTGAGTCATTTGCCCACACCCTTAAAGATGCTGTAGCTGCAGTGTTTGGGTGGGATCGCGAGTTGCTGGAAGGGCGCACCAAAGAAAGCCGTGCCTGGCGCGAACAAGTTGACACATGGTGGGCTGAACGCTTAAACATGCCTAATTTAACTCCTAGGCTAGTATTGCAACTTTGGGGCACAGAAGTTTGCCGTAAAGGTTTTCACGACAACATCTGGATTGCAAGCCTGGAAAATAAACTTCGAAAAACCACCGATGACGTAGTGATTTCTGACTGCCGTTTTCCTAACGAAATTAAAGCAATCAAAGATGCCGACGGCATTGTTATTAGGGTAATTCGCGGTCCAGAACCCGAATGGTACGATTTGGCTAAAATTGTAAATCAGGGTCCTAACAACATAGAATGGCGGTTAAGCAAAGACCGCTTGGAAAAGTTTAATGTTCATGCCAGCGAAACAGCTTGGGTTGGTACGGAATTTGATGCTATAATTGATAACAATGCCGACGGACTTGATAATCTTTACAAACAAATTAAGAGTCTGGTTCAAGATCCCCGGGCCGCCAAGTTGACAAGCTCTTCTTAACGTCTACAACACAATTTAAACAAATGGTTTTTAAATTGCGCAGACTGCTATTATTCATGTTGCCATCGACGTGATATACTAGCAACTGCCCTGCATATTTTGCTTTGAACCCACATCGATCACATGTGGGTTTTTTCTTATATCCGCTTAATTCCCATCTTGGTGTTGGCGGTTTGATTTTCCTACCTTTGCGATTGCACATTTCACACTTGCTGCGGTAATAAATTATGCCGTCTCTGTGGCAATTTATAGCCCTTGGGCGTTGATTACAGGCAGGACATATGGGTCTCATGTGGTATTTATTATTGCGAACCTTACAGTAAGGGCACCAATACCATGCTCTTTTTAGGCATTCCGATAAATATCTTTAACTAGAAAAAAGGAATTACCATGGCACTTATATCACCTGGCGTACAAGTTAGCATTATTGATGAAAGTCAATATATTCCATCAGCAACTAACTCGGTACCGTACATTTTATTAGCAACAGCACAGAACAAAGTTTCTGGTGCCGGAGTTGGCGTTGCAGCTGGCACATTGGCAGCCAACGCAAATCGTGTTTACTTAATGAGCAGTCAGCGTGATTTGTTGGCTACATTTGGCAATCCCTTCTTTTATAAAACTACAACAGGAACACCGATCAACGGTTACGAACTCAACGAATACGGGTTATTGGCTGCCTACAGTGCATTGGGCGTTTCTAATCGTTGTTATATTCAGCGTGTGGACATTGATCTTGCTGAATTAACAGCAACATTGGTTCGTCCAACCGGCAGTCCAAACGAAGGAACATACTGGTTGGATACTGCTAACACACTATGGGGAATTTTTGAGTGGAATCAAGTTACCAGCGCATTTACAAACAAAGTACCACTGGTAATCACAGATACTGCTGACTTAGAAACATCAAGCACAGTGCCATTGCAAAGTCTTGGAAGCATTGGCGATTATGCAGTTACAGCGACTAGCACACTTAATCCTAGTTATTACAAGCGTGGTGGTCCAACATCTGCAGAAACCAGCAGTATCTATTTGAGTGAATTATACAACACCTGGGTATTGTTAGGAAGCGATGACTGGAAAACAGCATGGCCTACAATACAGGGCGCTAACTCTAATCCAACTCTGGTTGTTAGTAACAGTATTGTTATTAACGGGACCAATGTTATATTGACTGGCACCGATGTTGAATCTGTAAGTAATGACATTAACAATGCTAATATCACTGGCGTTTATTCAGCGTTTATTGGCAACAAATTACAAATTTATGCTGATCGTTTTGCAATCAGCGACGGTAGTTCATTGGGCGAAGGCCTAGTTGAAATTGCCAACGGAACAGGAACACCACTGACAGCATTGGGCATCACAGCTAGTTTGTATGTTGCTCCAGACTTTTATGCAAATTACAGCTACAATGTACCACGTTGGAGAACATCTGACACCAACGGTGGACGTCCAACTGGTTCTGTGTGGCAAAAAATTAACAATGTAAATTTAGGAACAAATCTTATTGTTAAAAAATATAACAGCACACTGGGCACCTTTGTACAGCAAAGTTGTAATGTTTATGGTAACGATGCAGCTGCTAACTTTGCAATTGACCCAAGTGGCGGCGGCAAAACCATCACAGCTGGTAGCACCTATGCTCAAGGTGACATTTACAACGATTCAACCAGCACATTCCTTTTATTGGAAAGATACTCAACTGGCTCTACAATAATCACTGGCGATAACAGTGCACCTGGTCCGTTTATAAGTGGAAATACATTTACAATCAGTGCTTCTAGTTCTGAAAGTGGCACATTCTCAACGCCAGTAACTGCAACATTAACTGGAACAACAGTTTCAAACTTTGTGGCTGCTGTTAGTGCTGCTGCAGTTCCATATGTAAGTGCATCGGTTAATAGTGCCGGCTCAATTGTGTTGACTCACAGCCAAGGTGGTACAATCATTTTGATTAACAGTATTGGAACTCCTGTAACAACAGCTGGATTCAATACCACAGTGCGCGGAATTCGTCAACGCTACAACAACGGTGTAGCACAAGGTCTTATTTTGAGTAACTGGGTAGGGTCGACAACATTTACCTACACAGCCAGTGATTCTGCGCCGGATCAAGATCCAGCTGACGGACGTTTATGGTACTACTCAGCTACAAACCAAGTTGACATTATGATTCAAGACAATGGCGAATGGTTTGGCTATCAAAACGTTACTAATGATGTGCGCGGTGACAATTTAAGTTTGACCAATGCAAGTGGTCCTATCTTTAGTGCCACAGCACCACTCACACAAAACGACGAAGCACAAAGCCCATTGCAATATGGAGATTTGTGGATTGACACAAGTGATTTAGAAAACTATCCAGTAATTAGTCGTTGGAGTTTGGTAAATGGTGCAGATCAGTGGGTCACTATTGATAATACCGACCAAACTACAGAGAATGGTGTATTGTTTGCAGATGCACGTTGGGCACCAAACGGTACAACCAATCCAATCACAGATCCTTACCCAACAATCGAAAGTTTGTTGACCAGCGACTATTTGGATTTAGATGCTCCTGATCCTAGCTTGTATCCACAAGGCATGTTGTTATTCAACACACGTCGTTCGGGCTTCAATGTCAAGAGCTTCCAAGTTGATTACTTCAACGCTACAACATTCCCTGACAGCGTATTGCCTACAGAAACAAATGCATGGGTAACAGCCAGTGGCAACAAGAACGACGGCAGTCCATACATGGGCCGCCAAGCTCAACGTGCCTTGATTGTACAAGCACTCAAAGCAGGCGTTGATACAAGCACCGGTGCTCGTGAAGAACAACGTGTGTTTAACTTGATTGCTTCCCCGCAGTATCCAGAACTGTTGCCTAACTTGGTAGCACTCAACAACGAACGCAACAACACAGCGTTTGTTGTGAGTGACACACCATTGCGGTTGGCACCAGAAGATATTTTACCATGGGCCAGCAATAACGACGGTCTTGGATTGTCAACAGCAGATGGCTTGATCACACGAGATGTTTACAGTGGTGTATTCTATCCAAGTTGCCAAACCACAGATACCACAGGTAGTGCAGTGGTACAACCACCAAGTCACATGATGCTTCGTACAATTATTCGTAACGACGAAGTGGCGTTTCCTTGGTTGGCACCTGCTGGAACACGTCGCGGTGTAGTTGATAATGCTGCACAGATTGGTTATATTAACAGTGTAACAGGCGAGTTTGAAAGCCTAGGTGTACGTCAAGGATTGCGTGACACACTATACGAAAACAGTATCAATCCAATTACCTTTATTCCAGGTGTTGGTATTACCAACTTTGGTAACAAGACAACCACCCAGGTAACAAGTGCGTTGGATCGTATTAACGTGGCACGGTTGATTGCATTTATCCGTGGACGTTTAGAAAGCATTGGTAAACAATTCTTGTTTGAACCAAATGACCAAATTACACGTAACGAGATCCGTAATTCAATTGATAGTTTGATGATCGACTTGGTAGCCAAACGTGGTATCTATGACTACTTGGTAATTTGTGATCTGACCAATAATACCCCAGCACGTATTGATCGTAATGAACTCTACGTAGATATAGCGATTGAACCCGTTAAAGCAGTTGAGTTCATCTATATTCCAGTTCGTATCAAGAACACAGGAGAGATTGCTGCAGGACTGGCGTCTTAATGCATAAGGTTTTTGGGGTGTAATAGCCCCAAAAACTACTTGAATAGATTACGATAAATAATAGTACACAGGAGATAACAAATGGCCGTTTCATCGCTTAGTAGAATGACAGTACCTTTGGCAAGTGACCAAAGTAACCCAAATCAGGGATTGTTGATGCCCAAACTCAAATACCGCTTTAGAGTGGTATTTGAAAACTTTGGTGTGAGCACACCTAGAACAGAATTAACCAAACAGGTTATGGACTTTACACGTCCAACTGTTACCTTTGAAAATATTGATGTTCCTGTGTATAACAGCACAATCAAACTTGCTGGCAAACACAGTTGGGGCGACCTTACATGCCAAGTGCGTGATGATGCCGGCGGTACAGTTTCTAAGTTGGTTGGCGAACAGTTACAGAAACAACTAGACTTCATGGAGCAATCATCTGCTGCTAGTGGTATCGATTACAAATTCCTTACACGGTTTGAAGTATTGGACGGCGGCAATGGCGCATATGAACCAATTGCTCTTGAAACTTGGGAAATTTATGGTTGCTACTTACAAGAAGTAAACTACAACAATATGGACTACGGCGAGAGTGCTGTGGCTACAATTTCCATGACCTTGCGTTTTGACAATGCATTACAAACCCCAACTGGTAGCGGTATTGGAGCTACTGTTGGCAGAACCGTTGGTGATGTTGCAACAGGCGCTGGTACTTCCGAAACTACAATCTAAACGATTATGAGTTTCGGCCAGGATTTCCTTCAGGGGTTCTTTGGTGTCGATGGTCTTAAAGATTATGCGCATGCATCCAAAATCTTTAGGACCAATCAGTACGAGTTACTGCCTCGTTATAAATTTCTTTTCCACGTGTTTTTTAACATCAACACTGGACAAATTCCTGCATTACAGAAGGTGTTTGGTAGCGGTGATGTTGCCACAGTTGGACTTGTAGTCAAGTCCGCACAATTACCAAGCTACACAATAAATGTAGAAACAATGAATCAATACAATCGTAAAAGATTGGTTCAAACTAAACTAGATTATAATCCTGTACAAATTGTTTTTAACGACGATCAAGGAGACTTGATTCGCAACATGTGGTACAACTACATGAGTTACTACTACAAAGACACAGCCAATTCATATCAAGGAGCTGCAGTAACTGACGGAACCATTGGACAATTGGCCAGCATGCAACAAGGGTTTAGTTACAACACCAGAGACACCTATACCAACAGCCGTCCAGTCAACGATTGGGGATATATTGGTGAAAGCTACTCGGATGGATTAAAAAACATTGGTGCTGGCAAAGAAGGCGGTAAACCTGCATTCTTCAGAGATATAACCATATACGGTCTTAGTCAAAAAAAGTATGCAAGTTATACATTGATCAATCCAATGATCACCGAGTGGCAACACGACACCTATGATTATACCGCGGGTGGCGATATAATGACACATACTATGAGTATTAGATATGAAACAGTCAAGTATGGTAGTGGCGCAGTGGGCGGCGCAACTCCTAGTAATACTGTAGTTGGGTTTGGTGATCCTAATCGTTACGATACAGTTAAGAGCGCACTGGCACGTCCAGGCTCAACTGCCACGGTGTTTGGACAAGGCGGCCTAGTAGATGCGGTTGAGGGAACATTCTCAGACTTAGCAGCATTGGCAAGTGGTCGCGGTGGTGTGCAAAACATACTTGGTGCCATACAAAAAGCCGGAACATCATATGAAACATTCAAAGGCAAAGATCTTAAGAGCCTGGCCAATACAGAACTTCGTCAATATGCTCAAGACGCTGCCAGACAGGTGTTGCCAGCCGCAGTAAGAGTTGCTATGAACAGTGCTAATGGAATGGTATTTCCAAAAGCCGCCGGTCCTGCCATTGGATTAAATGGACAAACCACAGTTCAGTTGCCAACTCCTACTCAATCATTACTTAATAATCAAGGACGGTAATCATGGGATCAGTCAACAGTATCAATAACAAGATTGATCAAACCGTACAAATTTTTGACGAGTTCTATGCATATTCTGCCAACGTTCCTGCACAAGAATATGATGCAGTGTTTAGTTATTTAAACAGTGTGTTTGGCACAGCCGAAGCCGCAGGAAATTTTGCTGTTACCTTGTTCAGAATTGCAGAACAAAGCGACATTCCTGTAATGACATTATTGCAACAAATTCAAGGGCTTGGTGTGCCAGAGTTAACACTGACATTGGCTTATTATCTCAACGGCAACAGAAGTTCTAGTACCTTGCTAGGACTCAATGCACCAACTACACCAAATTACTACGCCGCACACAACATTCGATTATGAGCAAATTTGCCCAAGGCAGTTATCAAATTCTTAATTCAGACAAGTATGTAGGCAAAGGTACTCCTAGATATCGCAGTGGTTGGGAACACGCATTCATGCGTTTTTGCGACACCAACGATCATATCCTTCAATGGGCCAGCGAAAGCGTTAGTATACCATACCGCAATCCAATAACTGGCAAGTCCAGCATGTACATACCAGATTTTTTAATCACATATCGTACCAAAAACAATCAAGTTGTAGCTGAGTTAATTGAAATTAAACCCAAAAAACAAAGCATTATTGAAAGCAAAGCCAGCGCAAAAGAACGAGCAATTGTGGCTGTTAACTATTCCAAGTGGGATGCTGCCACCAAGTGGGCTCGTCGAAACGGACTGACCTTTAGGGTTATTAACGAAGATCAAATATTTCGTAATGGGCGAAAGTAGCAACCTCCGTTAAAATACGGTAAATACGCTATGACTCGCAAACTTGAAGACCTTTTTGATTTACCCAAAGCTGTTGATCAATCCGACCCTGCAGAAATTACAACAATACCTGCAACACAGTCGGCTATAGTAGACATCAATGATACCATTGATAAAATTGATCAGGCACTTCCGGCAGTTAAAGGATTAGATGCTAGCGACCAGGAAATGGACGACATTGCTAGTAAAGCGCAGGAGACGTTTGATAATCTGATGGATCTTGGGTTTAATGTAGACAGCAGATATGCTAGTGAAATCTTTGCAGTTGCAGGCGCCATGTTAGGGCATGCGCTGACAGCTAAAACAGCCAAACTTAATAAAAAACTCAAGATGATTGAGTTGCAAATGAAAAAAGTCAAATTAGACCGTGATGTACAAGGCGACGAACCATCACAAACAGCACACGGCCAGGTGCTGAGTCGTAATGATCTTTTGGAAATGCTCAAGGGCGCAAATGACCAAAAGAACAAAGAAGCATAAATATCATATAGGAAAATAATATGAAACATTTCAAAGATTATCTAACAGAAAGCGAACGAACCTACAATTATCGCATTAAATTTGTAGGTGAAGCACCAGCATACTTCTTAAAAGAGTTAGAGGAAAAATTAAAACAATTTGACATTGTTAAAATTTCTGCTCCTAAGACTACGCCTGTGCAGTTGAAACCAGCAGACTTTCCTGCATTTGAAAACGACCGAGTGACTCACATGGATGTGGAATTCCGCTATCCAGCAATTGAGCCACAAGTTCAACAACTTGCTCAACTTCTAGGACTTGATCCAAATCGTATTCGTATGTTAACTGTGCCGTATGAAGATAGCATGGCAGAAGAAAAAGAAAAAGTTGAAGATCAAAACAAAGATTTGTTGACTGACACAGATTATCCTGCACCAGATGCTGAACAAAAGGCACTGAGTAAAGACTATTCGGCCAATCCATATCAACATGCGGTGTTGAAAAATACATATCGCAGTGACTTCACTGTGGCCGGTGGTAAGACACCTCCTGCCAAAACAACAAATGATTTACCAATGGGCAATAAAAGTCCAATGACTAAAGTAAGTCGTCCACCAAAGCCAGCCACTGGCGCAAACCCAAGAGGATAATATAAATGAGTTTTTTTTACGACCTAAATGCAAGATTGGCCAAACTGGCTGCTAAACAAGACGCTAAACAAATTAGCGAAGATGCTAAAGCTACTGCTCCTAAGAGCAAGCTGGCAGAGTCATTAGATGTAGCCGAAGCCGGTTACAGTGCCAAAGCTGGCCGTGCTGGCAAAGACCTAGGTCAGCCAGGCAAAAACTTTGGCAAGATTGCCAAAGGTGCTGCTGAGCGTTATGGTTCTAAGGACGCTGGTGAGCGTGTGGCCGGTGCTGTGTTGAACAAGTTGCGTCATCCAAAAGAAAGTGAAATGGATGAAAGTGCATTCCAAGCAGCTATTGGTAAAAAGAAATATGGTGATGAGGGCATGAAGGCCTTGCAAAAAGCCGGACGTGAGCATGCCAGCGACAAGACTATGAGTAACATTCGCAACCGGTATGACAAGTATGACGAAAGTCAAGGAATGACCGACGAAGGTAACGCATTTACTGGCGCCTTGGCTAGTACACCAAAGGGTGGTAAGTTTAAAGTAGGCAACAAAGAATTTACAGATACAAGTAGTATTGAGGAAGCCGACATTGTTGGCTTTGAGACAGCAATGACCCCAAAGCAAAAATCATTTGCTAAGTTAGCTCCTCCCACAGACAAGATTACATTTGCTGACAAGATTGCTGGCGCTAAAAAAGAAGTTGACGAAATGTTAGGCGATGTTGCAGCCGAAGCAATCAAAGGTGCAATTGGCAAAAAGAAAGAGCCACGTAGCAAAGGCACAGCATTTGACGCTGACTTTATGAAACAACAACAAGCAAAAAAAGATGCTGAGTCACACAGTCGTTATGACGTACAAGACACTGGCTACAGCAAGCGTTATACTCGTAAAGCAGTTGACACAGAAATTGACACCGACGACGAAGCTAAAAGCGACGAGCCCAAGAAAAAAGGCCGTCCAAAATCTGCAAAACCAAAAGATCAAGAGACTGTGACCAAAGGAAGTTGGAAATATAAAATGGTCAATGGCAAGCGTGTGAAGAAAGAAAAGACCGAAGAAGATCTTGACACCGACGGTGTTATGATGACACGAGCAAGCAATATGAGCAGCGAAGGTGTTGATCATGGCGAGTATGATCGTGAAGGCGACATGGCTAAAGAGCAGATGCACACTATTATGAATGCAGCCAAAGAATTGCATCGCATACTCAAAGACGAAGAAAACTTGCCAGAGTGGGTACAGAAAAAAATTACATTGGCCAAAGAGTACATTGACACAGCCCGTGATTACATGTTGTCACAGCATGCAGAGCGTGCCGAAGAAGAGCCTATTGCTGAAAAAGCAAAAAGCAAGGCACAACAAAAATTCATGGGCATGGTTCATGCCGCACAAAAAGGTGAAAAGCCAGCCAGCAAGGAAGTTGGTAAAGTAGCCAAGTCAATGGGCAAAAAAGATGCTGAAGACTTTGCCAAGACCAAACACAAAGGATTGCCTGCTCATGTAGATGAAGAGTCTACTGAAAAAGAAGATCAACGTGCTGAAAAGGCTGGTAAGAAAGTTGCCAAAGACATCGAGTACGATGACAAAAAAGATAAAAAAGAAGAAAAAGTAAAAGAATCCAACAAGGGTGGATACAACTTTGGTGGCGGCATTTATGAAAATCTTGATAAAAAAGTTGAAAACATGATTGCCGAAGGCATGAGTATCACTGCTAATATGTCTGCTGGTGAAGAAGGTGAACCACGCAAGAGTATTACAGTTACTGCCGACGGCGACGATGCAGACATATTAGCACAGTTACTCAAAATGGCAGGATTAGAAGGTGGTGCGCAGGATACTTGCCCAACATGTGGTTCGGCAGAGTGCGGTTGCGACGCCAAAATGGTTGATGAAAACAAGCCAGACTGGCCAACTAATACAGAAACCAGTGACGATGCACTACAGTACAGCGGCGGCCTTAACAAGCCTAAGTCGACTGGTCAAACAACTATTCCGGTGATTGCAAGTCAATTGCGTCGCCAAGTAAGTATGGAAGAAAATGTTGAACTTGAACGTAGTTTGTTTAAGACTTGGCAGAATTATAAAGGTTAATAAAAATGAGTCAGGCTAATGTAGTTTCATCGGCAGGCAATATAACTTGGTACACCGATAAGGCCGAAATTGTTGCTTTAGACAATGCAGTTACCTACCAAGTGTATGCAGTAGGGTTAACCACTCCATATGGTAATGGTGTAACCTACACCTCTGTACCAGCTGGCAATATTTGGAGTAACGCTGTTAGTGTTGTTGCCAATTCTACTGTACAAATTTATGTAGGTGCTGGTAATAAACTTACTCTCACTGGCACATTCACTGCCGCAGAGTTAGGCACAGCAAGTTCAGCAACAGCCGGCGTCACAGGAAGCTGATCGTGCGAGCGGCAGAGTTTCTCATTGAGAAACGCATGGGCAAAATTGGTCATCGTAGACAACAGTCCACTCGTGGTCTTTCTACCTTTCGAGACCCTCAAGGTTTTGATCGCATATATGAATTAAATCGTGTTATGATGGCTGCTGCTTGCGCTGACGGTACTGATGCGCCGTTAAATCTAGACACCGAATCGTGGTCTGGAAAATTTAACACCGCACACCCTTACACCGATGCCGAAGCAAAAATGTTAAAACAAGCGTTAAAAGCCACCGGTAGTGAACATCACGATTTAAATCATGGTGATAACGAAAGTCAAGAAACTGAATCAACTAATAAAACTAGTCCAGTAAAGGCATTTAAGGGATACCCAAGATGAGAGCCGCAGAATTTATTGTAGAAGATTGGCAAAAGGTCAACAAAAAAGATCGCACAGCCGGCATGAGTAAAAAAGCAGTCAAGGCTTATCGACGTGAGAATCCAGGCAGTAAATTAAAAACTGCTGTGACCACCAAGCCAAGTAAACTCAAAAAAGGTTCTAAGGACAGTAAGCGTCGCAAGAGCTATTGCTCCAGATCAGCTGGTCAAAAGAAAATGCACAATATTGATTGTAGCAAAACTCCTGACAAGGCAATTTGTGCTGCACGTCGACGTTGGAATTGCGAATGAGAGCTCGAGAGTTTATCACTGAGCAACGAGAGTTGCCGGCTGAGTTGGCCGAACCCATGCGTTACACTTATGTGATTCCAGGACTCAGTGCCAGTGATCCTTACAACAACTATAGATTTGGTGTGGCCATGGCTCGAGCCAGAAGCAATGCTGGCGCAGACAATCACTCGATAGATCCATTCAAACCAGAATGGACAGCTGAAACAGCGTTTGGTGAGCACGGTGTTGTGGTAGGCATGAATGGTGGAATAGAACAAATAATTGACCAAGCATTACAAATGACCAAAACTCCAGGCGGCAAAGAATTAGTAAGCACAGCCGATAGTCGAGAACCCAAGTTTGTAGACACAGACAGCCCTGTGAAGGCATTTAAAGGATATCCAAGATAATGGCCATCCCAGATCCTTCACAAGTAGCACCGTGGTACCTGCGTAACATCACGCAGGCTCTGGCACTTGACGAAACCACAGGCAATGTGTATGTGCGAACAGGCTTCGCAGGAAACATTGTTATCGAGGGCAACGTTAACATTCCAGGAACTGTAACCGTTAACAGTAGTGCCGAAGACCCAGTTCACGTTCATCTTGACGAAATAGGAACTTCTGGCATACTTAATGTGCCTTATATGCCTATTGGCAATACCAATGTCACAGTAACCGGAGGTAATGTCACAGTTTCAGGCAATGTGGGCATCGCGGGCAACTTGGCAGGTATTACAGGCAATGTCACAGTTAATCCTATAACTGGCAATGTAGGAGTAGTCGGCAATGTCAACGTAGCCATCACGTCGGGCAACGTGGGCCTTACCGGCAACTTGGCAGGTATTACAGGCAATGTCACAGTAGTAGACGGTGGCGGAAGCCTTACCGTAGACGGCAACGTAAATGCCACAATCACTGGTGGCAATGTTGCCACAACCATTGGTGGAACAAACCTAGATGCGTTTGGCCGCCTACGTGTAAGTCAACCCTACACCCTGTTTGACAGTCAAAATCGCTACATTGATGGTAGACAGTTCAGCAACGTCACTGCCACTGGAGGTACCATAACCTATGTGCCAGCTGAAAGTTCATTCAATCTTGCTGTGACCACAGCCAACGCTTCCAGCGTGATCAATCAGAGTTTTACCACACAAACCTATCAGCCCGGCAAGAGTCTGCTGATCATGAACACTTTTGCCATGGGCACACTCCGGGCCAACTGTCGCCAGCGAGTGGGATATTTTACCACCGAAAATGGTGTGTATTTTGAAGCCGACGGCACTACCTTGTACTTGGTGATCAGATCATCTGCTACAGGCTCCATAGTTGAAGAACGCATCGCTCAAAGTAGCTGGAATGGCGATCCCCTTAATGGCGCCGGAGCATCGGGCATTGTACTTGATCCAACCCTTACACAGATCTTGTGGTCTGATATAGAGTGGTTAGGTGTGGGCAATGTGCGAGCCGGATTTATCATCAACGGTGCGTTTATTGTGTGCCACACCTTCCAACATGCCAATCAACCCGGCAACACCCGTGTGTACATGACCACGGCTACCTTAAATCCTCGCTACGAAATAACCAACACTGGTGCTACCTCGGGTGCCACTACTATGAAGCAGATCTGTAGCACAGTGATTTCAGAAGGCGGATACAATCCAGCTACCACAATAAATTATATCAGCAACGGAGCTGTGGCCACTAGAATTGCCACAGGCAACACACTTACTGCTTTGGCCAGCATCAGATTAAACCCAGCCTATCCAGACGCAGTGGTCTTGCCAGCACAAGTTGACCTATTGTTGATAGATGTGCGATATGGGCAGTTCCAACTGATTGAAGGCGCCACATTCACCACGTCATTCAGCAATGTGACAAATTCTGTGGTTCAGACAGCTGTACACAGCAATACTATTACAGATGGCACGGTGGTCTATGCTGGTCTGACCAGCAGCCGCGACACTGTGGCCATAGGTGAAGACCTCAAGCGACGCCTACAGCTCAAACGAGATGTTACCGGCACACCCATTACCCTGACCTTGGCTGTGGCCTACACTGCCAACAATGCTGACCTGTTGTATAAACTGGGTTGGGAAGAACTTACAAATTAAAGAAGGACTAATTGTGAAAAAATTACTAGCACTATTATTGATAGTGCCAGCACTTGTTGTGGCACAAGGCAAGATGCCCAAAAATTCTGCCACCTATGACGCACAGATCATCCGAGTCAGCGACGGCGATACCATTGTAATTGCCGCACCGTTCCTGCCACAACCACTCAAACCTGAACTGGCAGTGAGAATATTTGGAGTAGATACTCCTGAAAAAGGACATCGTGCTCAATGCCCCAGCGAAGATACTCGTGGCCAAGCCGCCAGTGAGTTTACCAAAAACGTTGTAAAGTCAACCAAACGGCATCAAGTAATATTATACGGTTGGGACAAGTTTGGCGGCCGTGTCTTGGGCGACATGATCCTGGACGGTGTTAGTTTAAGAGCCGAACTGATCCGCAACGGCTTTGCACGTGAATACTACGGCGATGCCAAACAGTCTTGGTGCCAATAACTTTTTGAACTACCAGTTTTTGCCATAAATTAACATATGGCACAAGAAACAGCACTAGTCAAAACTCCTTACAAACGCACTGCGTTTACTGACGAACAACTCCGAGAATTCATGGCCTGTGCGGACCCTGTTACAGGTCCAGAATATTTCATGAGCAACTTTTTCCACATACAACATCCTACTCGTGGCAAGATGTTGTATTACCCATTTGACTATCAGAAACGCTTGATAGATACCTATCACAACTACAGATTTAGCATCAGCATGATGCCTCGACAAACAGGTAAGAGTACCAGTGCCGCTGGATACTTGCTGTGGTATGCTATGTTTCGTCCAGATTCTACCATCTTGATTGCCGCACACAAATACACTGGCTCACAGGAGATCATGCAACGTATTCGTTATGCCTATGAACTATGCCCAGATCATATCCGAGCAGGTTGCACCAGCTACAACAAAGGCAACCTAGATTTTGAAAACGGCAGCCGCATAGTTTCGACCACCACAACAGAAAATACCGGTCGTGGTATGAGTATATCCTTGCTATACGCCGATGAGTTTGCATTTGTTCGACCTGGTATTGCAAAAGAATTCTGGACTTCCATATCACCAACCTTGGCCACTGGTGGTAAGGCAATTATTACGTCAACACCAAACAGTGACGAGGATCAATTTGCGTTATTATGGAAGGGCGCCAACCGGTGCGAAGATGCCTACGGCAATCCTACTGAATTAGGAATTAACGGATTTAGAGCCTATCGTAGTTATTGGAATGAACATCCAGACCGTGATGAGAAATGGGCCGCGGAACAACAAGCACAGCTAGGCGAAGATCGTTTCCGCCGTGAAATGGGTTGTGAATTTATTATTAACGACGAAACTCTTATTGCTCCTGCTAAATTGCTCGATCTACAAGGACATGAGCCCATGTACAAAATTGGTCAAGTACGCTGGTATCAACGTCCTCGTAAGGATCGAATATATGTAGTGGCATTGGATCCTAGTTTGGGCACCGGCGGTGACCCTGCGGCTATACAAGTGTTTGAGGCTAATACCACAGAACAAATAGCCGAATGGCGACACAATAAAACCACTATTCCGGAACAGATTAGAATTCTTAGTGATATCTGCAAACACCTAAACGAAACAGTGCAAGATCCCAAAAACATTTATTTTAGTGTAGAAAACAACACCATTGGTGAGGCTGCTTTGATTAGTATTGCAGAGTATGGCGAAGAAAACATTGAAGGTTATTTTCTAAGTGAACCCGGCGGTGGTGGCAGTCGCAGATATCGCAAAGGGTTTAACACAACAAATAAATCAAAACTTGGTGCCTGCAACAAACTAAAAATTCTAATCGAAACTGGCAAAATGAAAATACGCAGCAGTTCGTTGGTAAGCGAATTAAAAACATTTGTGGCACATGGCACCAGCTACGCTGGCAAAGTAGGCGAAACCGACGATCTTGTGATGAGCGCACTACTAGCTGTTCGTATGATGGTTTTACTACAAACATTTGACTCAGGAATAGACAATCAAATACGTGATCATGGCGAAGTATTGGAACCTCCTATGCCATTTATCAGTAGCCGTTACTAATCTATATCGGCTAAATATAACACTATGGCTACACAAACACCTGCAAAACAGTTATACGATCTACTGGTCAGCCGCAATTTTGACATAGAGCTACTGGATAGTTCTGGCAAATCAGCTGAAAATCCAGCCGAAGCTGAAGTTTTTAGTTTCGACTACACTACAGAATCTGGCAACGATTACGGCACAGTTGTTATTATGCTAGGAACTGAAAACGACCTAGAAGTTTACTTTGGTGACAATATTGGCCGCGGCATGGAAATAGACGACAAAAACGAGTGGTTTGATTTTTTGTATCAAATCCGTATGTTTGCCAAACGTAACCTAATGAGTTTTGGATTAAAAAATCTAAATCGTCTACGTTACAGCATGCAAGGACAAGCAGCTATTAAAGAAGGCCTGTTTGAATCGTGGACAGGTACCAAAACTGTAAGTTACAATGATCGCCCCGATTCTGCACGTTTAATGATCAAACACAGCAAGCCAATACAAGAAGGCGACAAGCGTTATCGCTATGTTGAAAAATTATTTGTTGAGACCAGCGACGGCGAAAGATACAAATTACCATTTACAAAATTGTCTGGTGGACGTGCCATGGTTGAACATGTACGCCAGGGCGGCAAACCATATGACCAACGCGGCCAACACATTGCCGAAATGGTCAACGAATTAAATGTATTGAGTCGTTTCCGTCGTGCTAACTATGGCAAAATATTTGAAGGCGACACAGCACAGTTGGTTGAACAAACCAATGCGTATTATGAAACAGCAAACAAAACACTAAAACATTTGAGTAGTACACGTGGCTACACTCGGTATTTTGAATCATGGAATCCTGCTGAGGTAACCGAACAGGAAGTTGTGATTGAAGGCATTAAACATTTGTTTGTAACTCAAAGCATTGATCACAGAATTGAAGAGGCCTTACCAATCTTGGCCCGTATACAACAACAAGGAAATGAAATGAAAGAAGCAAACATATTTGAAGCATGGGCAGATACTCTTGTAGAGGGCACATGGCAACTGCCAGACACACCCGAAAAGAAAAGTAAATTGGTAGAATTATTAAGTCAAGAATTTCCAGTAGGCACAGATGCTACTAATTCTACTGAACAATTGTATGACCTATTGGGTGATGATGAATTGTTCGACGAGTTAGAACAATTGGCCACGCAAGATCCAGACGCTGACTGTCGCCAGGTGGTGTACGATCGTTTACAAATGTTAAGCGACAACCCAGACATTAAAGCAGTTATTGATCAAGTTCAAATTGATCCAGAAGCTACAATGAACCCTGCTCCTGAAGTTGACCCAGGTGAGATTGAGACAACGGGTAATATTGAAGAAGTAGACGAAGTCAAAGATCCAGCTACCCAAACTGAAGATCCTGCCGGAACCCAACAACCAGCGTACCCAGAGTATCAAGATGATCTAGCTCAAGTACTTAAATCTGCCGGCGTAGACGACACTGTAGTAGCTGCACCCAATTACGAAACAGGCGACGAAACCAACGAATGTAACGATAGTCCACTTAAAGGACAATATGGCCATCCTGGAAAAATGAAACCTGTGGAAAAAGATACTAGTTTCTTGGATCGCCTAAAACAACTTTCTGGCATGATGAGAAATTAGTTTTAGAACAACCGCGTCATAAATAGTACTTGACGCTAAGGAATTAAGCGTGTACACTACACAAGTGCATACGCTTTTTTACATTAGTATCACAGGCAACGTAACATCTATACAATAGATAGGCAACAACCATAAAACTTAGAAAGGCAACACATTATGGCATCATTATCAGAAATTCGCGCTCGTCTGGCCGCTAGCGAATCAAAACAAGGCGGTAATAGTTCCACAGGTGGTGATAATGCAATTTATCCACACTGGAACATGGAAGAAGGACAATCCACAACACTCCGTTTTTTACCAGATGGTAACACAAAAAACACATTCTTTTGGCAAGAACGCCAGATGATTCGTTTACCGTTTAACGGCATCAAGGGTGAAGCAGATTCAAAACAAGTTTATGTACAAGTTCCTTGTATGGAAATGTGGCAAGAAACTTGCCCAGTACTAACCGAAGTACGCGGTTGGTTCAAAGACAAGAGTCTAGAAGAAATGGGTCGTAAGTATTGGAAGAAGCGTAGTTACATTTTCCAAGGATTTGTACGTGAAAACCCAATCGGTGACGACAAGGCTCCGGCCAATCCAATCCGTCGCTTTATTATTGGTCCTCAAATTTTTGCTACTATCAAGTCCGCATTGATGGATCCAGAATTGGAAGAATTGCCAACAGATTATCTGCGTGGTTTAGACTTCCGTATTAGTAAAACAGCCAAAGGTGGCTTTGCTGACTACAGCACAAGTAAGTGGGCTCGTAAAGAAACTGCACTTGATGAAGCTGAACAAGCAGCAGTTGCTGAACACGGCTTGTTTGATCTTTCAACATTCTTGCCAAAGAAACCAACTGAGGCAGAAGTTAAAGTAATCAAAGAAATGTTTGAAGCAAGTGTTGATGGTCAAAGCTATGACACAGAACGTTGGGGTCAGTACTTCCGCCCAGCAGGTGTGTCGGCTCCAGCTGGTTCTAGTGCTCCGGCCGCTACTGAAGATGCTCCAGCACCAATGACCAAAGCCGCTCCAGCACCAACCAGCAGTTTTGATGATGAAGATGAAGCGTCGGTTCCTGTAGCATCGGCGCCGATCGAAGCAAAACCAGCTTCACAAAAAACTGAAGACATTTTGGCTATGATTCGTAGCCGTCAAAAGCAGTAATTAGTTTGACAGTGGGGGAGGAAACTCCCCCACTTTCTCTATGCTCGGATACATAGATCCTATTATCTTTCCAGACGAATGCGAGGTGCTAGAAGTAGCGCCTGGTCGTTATGTCTACAACATATTCAAAAATGGTAGCAGTAGCCTGCGCAAATCTGGTTTCAGACAATTGTCTTTAGACGAAGTGGCCGCACTTGACACTGTTGAAGTTTTTATTCGAGATCCATACGAACGTTATGTTAGTGGCGTACAAACATATTTGAGTCAATTAGATCTTGCACAAGATCGTGCCACAGTCTTAAGTATGATTGATCAGTTTTTATTTTTAAACCGACATTTTGCTTTACAGTTTCATTGGCTTGTAAATTTAGCCAGATACACATCTGCTAGTATTACGCTAAGACCACTATCGGACATGGGCTTAACCACCGAACTAACCTGGAATGCTATTGCCCGAGACGAACAGTTAATAAAACATTTCCAGGAAAATGATCGACTTTGGTTTTATTTAAAGTTAGACAAAATACTAATAGATACTTTTATTGGACAGACTGTAAAGTTTAAAGATATCATTGCACACATACACACATCCTACCCAGTGTTGTATGAAGAAACAATACAAAGAGTTAACGATCTATGCGCTGTCCTAGACTAGACCACTTTGTTCGTTTCAATACCAACGGCACCGTAAGCCGTTGTGGTCACATGGTTCAAGCAAGACAATTTTCAACCCTGACAGAAATGGAATCTAGTTCGTGGCTGGCCAACACCAAAGAACTTATGTCTTTCGACCAATGGCCTATTGAATGTGTTCGTTGTCAAGAAGTTGAACAACAAGGCAATATCAGCATACGTCAACACGCAATTGAATTAGACAAGTCTACCGAACAAGCAAATTATCTACAAGTGGGCGGTGTCTTGGATAATGTTTGCAACAGTGCTTGTATGACTTGTAACAAGGAACACAGTAGTTTTATTGCTAGTTTGGTATACAAACAATATGCTGAATCAGATTGGCGTCCCGGTGAAATCACACAGACAGTTAACAACAGTGAACAATTTTGGCAACTTCCGCAAGAACGCATAGTGCATCTTGATATCAACGGCGGAGAACCAAGTTACAGTAAAAACTATCGACACATTCTAGCCAATCTGCCACCCAATGTAAAAACTTTAAGACTCAACACCAATTGCAACACTGTTCTAACTGAATTGACTGAAATAGCCGCTCGTGGGATCAAAGTCACAGTCACAGTCAGTTGCGATGGCATTGGTGATGTGCATGATTTAGTTCGTTGGCCCATCCGGTGGGAAGATTTTTATCGCAATCTAATGATTTATCGGACCATGCCTGTAGATTTGAATCTGTGGACCACTGTTAGTGTACTGAATGTTGGTGACTTGCCAAATATACAAGCATTCGCAAAAGAACATGGAATTGATCATTCGTATGCTTATTTAAAAGATCCGCCTGAGCTGTCGGTTGATAATAACAATCCAGAGTCTGCTCAAGCATACATACGCAAACAAAAACAATTGCGAGGAATTGAGTGAAGATAGCCATTACCGGACACACCGCAGGTATAGGACAAGCATTGTCTTGTGCGTATGCCAGTCACGAAGTTGTTGGCCTTAGTCGCCGTGATGGTAATAACATACGCAACATTCCTAAAATCTGTGACCAGATTGAACCGTGCGATATGTTTATCAACAATGCACAAGCCGGATACTCGCAAACTGAATTATTGTTTGAAATGGCCAAGCGATGGACCAGCACAGGAAAACATATTGTGGTTATTTCTACCATGATGACTCAGCAACCGGTCAGCAGTTTGCCGGGTCTGGACATGGATCAATACCGCATACAAAAACTATCGTTAGAACAAGCAGTTCAACAGATTAGACATCGACGGTTGGGTATTCGTATTACATTGGTTAGGCCCGGTGACATAGCAACCAGCGCAGATAAAACTGTGCCGTCATCTGCAAATCCTACCACATGGGCCGCAACACTAGTATCTATATTAAACATGGCCGAAGCCAATGGTCTTTGCATACCAGACATAAGTTTAGGGCCACTGTGACTCCCAAGGACATGCTGACTAATACACAGTTTTGTCCTATGCCATGGACTGGGTTGATGTATAACTTTGATGGCACAGTTAAAAATTGCATTCGCAGTAGTACTCCACTGGGTAACATACAAGAGCAAACAATAGAACAAATACTTACTGGCGACACTAATGCCAATAGACAGTCACAAATACAGCAACAACAACCTGTGAATAGTTGCCGACCTTGCAAGGATATCGAACAAAACAAACGTGGATTTGAAATAATAAGCGATCGTGTGTTTTATATTAGAGAACTCAAACGTACAGATCCAACTATATATGATCAAACTGGATACCACAATCTTCAATCCATTGATGTTCGCTGGACTAATCTGTGTAATTTTGCCTGCGTGTATTGCACACCAATATTCAGTAGTCGCTGGGCAGATGAACTAGACGTCAACATACAACAGCCCGACCTAGGCAAGTTTGAACAGTTTAAAAAATATATTTTTGATCATGCCGACAATCTTAAACATGTGTATCTAGCCGGCGGTGAGCCCTTGCTGATGAAACAAAATTTAGAACTATTGGATTTGTTGTTGGAAAAAAATCCCAGAGTAAATCTTAGAGTCAACACAAATCTCAGTAAGACTAATACTCAAGTGTTCGAACGTATCTGTGAATTTCAAAATGTACACTGGACCATAAGTGTTGAAAGTATGGATCAAGAATTTAACTACATACGATTTGGTGGAGAGTGGCAAGACTTTTTGGATAATCTACAACGTATTCAGGATCTTGGGCACAAGATATCTTTTAACATGCTTTGGTTTTTGTTAAATTACAATTCTGTGTTTGATTGTGTTGCATTTTTGAGAAAACAAGGTTTTCACCCAAATAGTTTTGTAATTGGAGCATTACTAACTCCAGAATACCTAAACATTAGACATTTGCCAAAAAGTGTGTTACAATTACTAGAGCATAAATTAGAACATCTAATTTCAGGTAAACCAGGATATTTGCTTGAAGATAGCTATCGGAATATGTTATACTATATTCAACAACCATTTGCAAAGGATCTAAACAGTTCCTTTGAAAAATTAGCAATAATGGACCAGCGACGTGGTGTAGGCAGCAGTAAGATTTTTAAAGAATTATATAAACTTAAAGAAGGAAATTAACATGGGAAAGCCATTTGACGTAAGCAAGTTCCGTAAGGAAATCACTAAGAGCATTGATGGTCTTAGTATTGGATTTAACGACCCGACTGATTGGATCAGCACAGGTAACTTTGCTTTAAATTATTTGATCTCTGGGGACTTTAACAAAGGTATTCCACTCGGCAAGGTCACAGTGTTTGCTGGAGAATCTGGTGCTGGTAAATCATATATCTGTAGTGGTAACATTGTTAAAAATGCACAAGAACAAGGCATTTTTGTTATCTTAATTGATACAGAAAATGCACTTGATGAAGCATGGTTACATGCGTTAGGTGTTGATACCGGCGAAGATAAATTGCTTAAACTTAATATGGCCATGATTGATGATGTTGCTAAAACAATCTCAACATTTATGACCGACTACAAAGCCTTACCCGATGGTGAGCGTATAAAGGTCCTGTTTGTAATTGATTCTTTGGGTATGTTGTTGACTCCAACCGACGTTAATCAATTTGAAGCAGGCGATATGAAGGGTGACATGGGCCGTAAACCTAAGGCACTTACAAGTCTAGTTCGGAACTCAGTCAACATGTTTGGTAGTTACAATGTGGGCATGGTATGTACAAATCACACATACGCAAGCCAGGACATGTTTGACCCAGACGACAAAATCTCAGGTGGACAAGGCTTTATCTATGCAAGCAGTATTGTGGTTGCTATGAAGAAAATGAAACTGAAAGAAGATGAAGATGGCAACAAGATCTCGGAAGTTATGGGTATCCGTGCTGGTTGTAAAGTAATGAAAACTCGTTATGCCAAACCCTTTGAAGGCATGCAGGTTAAGATTCCGTACGAAACAGGTATGAATCCATATTCTGGCATGGTAGACTTGGCAGAGAAACGTGGCCTACTCAAGAAAGAAGGCAACAGCCTAGTGTTTGTTACTAGCGATGGTGAGATTATCAAACAGTTCCGTAAAAAGTGGGAATCCAACGAGGCCGGTTGCTTAGACAAAGTTATGACTGACTTCAATAATCAGAAAGAAACGGTAAGTAGTACTGAAGACACTGTAACGGAGGAATAAGAATGTCAGTAGAATTAAGCAAAGAAATTTGGGATGAGCTCAAGCGTTATGTGAATCCACAAGATCGTGATGAAGCTGCAGAAATACTGGTGTCGGTACTCATCGATAACGATTGCAATGCAGATGATATTAAATCAACATTCAAAAGCGACAGTGATGTTAAACGTGCATTAACCAGCTATCTTAAAGATCATGCCGACGAGGATGAGGATGACGACGATCTTCATGATGACGAGGATAATGACTACGAGGATTATTGATGTGGTATAGTAAAGTTGTAGCAAACCTTGGCGCAATTCCAGATTTCATTGAACATTATGAAAATGAGCTAGTTGGCGCCAAAGCCGAATGTCGTATAGGCGGGCTTGTGGAGAAAAATATCACAGCCTTGCCAGGCATAACAGAGCACAGGTTCAATCAACTACAGGAAATCGAAGCAGTATTAAATTTCCTTAACATACAACTACGCAAAATTCGTCGTAAACATTTTCAAAAATATCTTGAAGGCTATGCTAGAACATTATCTAGTCGCGATGCTGAAAAGTATGTAGATGGTGAAGACGAAGTCATTGACTTTGAAACAATTATCAACGAAGTGGCACTGTTACGCAATCGCTGGCTAGGCATCATGAAGGGACTCGATACCAAACAATGGCAAATGGGTCACGTGGTTCGATTACGTGCAGCTGGGATGGAAGACATTACAATATAGACATGACACCAATTCCAATTTTTATCGGGTACGATCCTCGCGAAGCAATTGCATTCCATGTGTGTGCGAACAGTATTATTAGGCATGCTAGCCGCCCAGTGGCAATTATGCCGTTGGCACTTAACTTGTTTAAAGACTACACAGAAACACACACCGACGGCAGTAATCACTTTATCTACAGTCGTTTCTTGGTGCCGCATCTAATGAGTTACCAGGGCTGGGCAATTTTTATCGATGGAGACATGATTGTTAGAGACGACATTACTAAACTTTGGGACTTGCGTGAAAGTCACACAGATGTCATGGTAGTCAAACATGATTACAAAACCAAGATGACAGAAAAATATCTTGGTAGTAAGAATGAAGATTATCCGCGGAAGAATTGGTCCAGCGTTATTCTTTGGAATTGCAATAACCATCCTAATAGAAAATTAACTCCAGAATTTATTGAAAACAGTACAGGCGCATACCTGCATCGTTTTAGTTGGATCGATGATGAGCGCATTGGTGAATTACCTCGAGAGTGGAACTGGTTACCAGACGAGTATGGCCCAAATCCGGATGCCAAGCTGTTGCATTATACGCTAGGCACACCTTGCTTTACAGAATTTGCCACAACACCAATGGGTGACGAATGGCATCGTGAGCGTATGCTTACAGATTATTGCTTACAGCGTAGTCAGTAATGCTTGATAATCATGACAAATGGTTACAGGGCTGGTTGTTACCTGATTATATCAAAGAAAAAACACAATCGTTTAAATCTATCTCCGGATATTTAGGATCAGCGCCTGAGTCTATACTTGACATAGGGTGTGGATTTGCTTTTGAATCTCAACAGTTTTATCAACAGTCAAAATCTAATGTATGGTTATTAGATGGTGATTTTTCTAATAGTCCATCTAGAAGCGATCGGTTAGTTCGTTACGGCCCTGCTGAAACAATGAAATTTTATAATCCGATTGAAAAATTAAAAGAATATTTTGATCAACACACTGATTTAAAATATCGATTTGTTGATGCCACCAAGATTGATATTCCAGAAGATACAAAATTTGATTTAATTTGTAGTTATCTGTCTTGCGGATATCACTATCCAGTTGACACTTACCAAGATTTAATTAGGAAACATAGTCACGAGAATACCAAAATTATTATGGATATACGTCCAAGGACTGCACACGAACAATGTTTTGATATTGTGGAAGTAATAGATCGACGTCCAAAATACATAAAAGCAGAGATAAAGTTGAAATGATATTTCTTAGTAAAGGTGGAACAGACAAGTATATGAATATGCTTGCCGCTGGGGCACATGTATCGCCGACTAATACAGACGATTTTGTATATAATCACAGTCGAGAGCCAATTGTGTTACGTGGTATTTTGAAGCATAAAATAATGAAACAATGCTGGAATGATGGACGCACATTTTATTATATGGATACTGGATATTTTGGCAACGAAGTTAATTCAACCAATCCTCGAGGATATAAGCTATGGCATCGTATAGCAAAAAATAATTTACAACACACAGAAATTATATCACGCCCAGACGATCGATGGCTGAAACACAATCGTATTATACCGCCCTGGAAAAAAAGTGGTCGTAAAATATTAGTTCTTCCACCAGGCGAAAAGCCCGCCAAATTTTATGGCATTGATACTGAGCAATGGATCGATACTATTTTAAACACATTGGCACAGCACACAGACCGCCCGGTAGAAATTAGATCAAAACCAGGAAAGCGTGGAAATCGTGTTCTTGTTAACACGTTTGAGCAGGCACTTGATAATGATGTATTTGCGGTGGTAGCTTATAATACAATAGCCGCAACCGAAAGTATATTGCACGGCATACCTGTGTTTACAGTAGCCCCAAATGCCGCAGATCCGGTAGCTTGCAAAGACCTTGCACAAATTGAAACACCTTACTACGCCGACAGCGATAAGTTATATGCCTGGGCCTGCCATTTGGCCTACGGTCAGTTTCACATAAGTGAATTAAAAAATGGCACAGCATACAGGATAATAAATGAACATTAAAATTTTTATGGCAACAGCTAACAGTTACCTGGAACGAGAATTACTGCAAAATTTTGGAGCAGGAATCGATAAATGGATTCAAGAAAATTTGCCCGAAGAAGATCGTTTTAAAGATATTGTAAGGATTGGACGATGGGCAAACGTGCAGGCTGATGTTGTTAATACTTTAGAGTATGAATATAGTGAAAATTACACTCCGTGCGATGTTGCTGTGATGTCTGGAAGTTGGAAGCCAAGAGAAAAAGGACATCATTTAGTACGCAATAGTGTTGCACAAAATTCTAAGTGTTTCGTTTGTATCGAAACTCCATTACTAGGGCGCAAAACTTCAAACGAGAATACACACTGGAGAGTAGGTGTGAATGGATTTTTAAATCAAAGCGCCAGTTGGCCAGATCTAGATTCAGCTCGAGGCAAAACAAGATTAGACGATTTAGGGATTGAGTGGTCCGGCTGGCAAAATAATATTGACGGACACATAGTACTGGCATTGCAGTTGCCGGGCGATGCCAGTTTGCGAGGGACTGATATCAATGATTGGGCATTCCGAACCATACGAGACATACGAAAAGTAAGCGATCGTCCAATCGTAGTACGAAATCATCCACTAGCAAGCATGCGAGCATTTGGAGATCATGAAGAACTTGCCCGTAAAATATTATTAGAAGGGATCTCCAACATCAAATTTAGCGATGGTGCCGAAGTGGCCTGGGCAGATGACCTTGCTGATGCATATTGTACAGTAACATATACTAGTGGTTTAGCCATTGATAGTATCATAGCCGGTATACCTACAGTAGCATGCGATACTGGAAATTTTGCCTGGAGTATTAGTACTAATTTTGTTAAAGAAATTGAAGATATAAAAATGTCCGATCCTGCAGAGGTTAATGTATGGCTTGAACAATTAGCACTATGCCAATGGACACTAGATGAAATGTACACCGGCGAAGCATGGTTGGCATTATTGCCTGTAATTGAAACTGCAAAAAAATGACATCAGTGGCAGTATATCATCGCACAGTTCCTAACGCTAAGAATCCAGAAAAAGTTAATCTGCTGAAATTTTTTGCTGAGGGTGCTAGATTACTCGGTGAACAGGTCATTGATGTTGAAGATCACCAATATCGTTCTACAGACGTAGCAGTGATACAAGGATGGATTGCAGATGTTGCTGAAGCTCCTCATTTGCGTTTGCGAAATCAAATAATACAAGAACAAATTCGAACTAACCGACGTGTAGTAGCGGTTGATAGTAATTTATTTCTATATGCCACTCCTGGAAATCCTCAACACTATCTTAGATATAGTTTTAATGGTGTGTTTCCAAACACTGGTATCTATTGTGATACTACACCAACACCATCAAGGTGGCAACAAATTAGTAAAGATCTGGGCATCCACCTTAAAGATTATAGACCCACCGGAAATCATATTTTGTTATGTTTACAACGCAACGGAGGATGGTCGATGGGAGGATACAGTGTAGTTGATTGGGCGGTAACTACTATTGCTAAACTTAGACAACATACACAAAGACCTATACGATTACGTCCTCATCCGGGCGATCGTCAAAGCCCCCGTTACTGTAATGAAATTATACACCTTTGTAATCAAAGAGGTTTAGGATCGATTGAAATAAGTATCGATAATCCACCATTAAACAAAGACCTTAAACATTGCTGGGCAGTTGTTAATCACAATTCAAGTCCAGTAGTAGGTGCCGCAATCGAAGGGTGGCCAGTTTTTATTACAGATCCAGCACGAAGCCAGTGTGCTGAAATCGCCAACACTGATTTGACACAAATTGAAAACCCACTGTTACCAGATAGGCAAAAGTGGGTTGAACGGCTGGCTATGAGCCACTGGAATTTTAATGAACTGCAATCGGGTGCATGCTGGCGCCACATGCGAGAGTTTATTTAAAAACGCATACCAGGAAATACTGTACGCTTGACTTGACTGTTATCATGATCTACAGTATCAAATAATTCAAACGGTAAGTCCAATCTTTTACATAAGTCAGCCATAGCCTTAGTATCTTTGGGCAAACACATGCCACCGTATCCGCGCATGTCTGGACCACAACTTAAATAATCTGGGCTTGTAGTTTTGCGCAACAAGAAAGTATTTAGAATAGTTTCGTAATCGCTGTCTAACTTTTCACAAATTTCATACATGACATTAGCAAATACAATACGCACAGCATTAAATGTATTACTGTAATACTTAAGAATCTCAGCTTCAGTTGGAGTCATGCGTACCTTATTTTTTGGCAACCAGTCGTGTGCTTCACATACACGATGCCATGCACGATCGGTGTGGCAACCTACTGCTAACAAATCATGATTGCGAACAAAATCCTCTAATGCAGTACGCTCACGTAAAAATTCTGGAACAAAGCAAATGTCAAGATCTGGGTATTGATCAATAATACTTTGTGTTGTTCCTGGTACGCTGGTTGATTTAAGCGCAATAACACCTTGATAATTATTGGCAATAAGGTGCTGAATAGTTTGATGCACAATACTAAGATCGCACTCTCCGTTAGGACCAGGCGGCGTTGGCACACAAACAAATACCAGTTCGGTATCGAGCACTTCGTTAATCAGTGTATTAAATTTAGAATCATGAATCTTAACATCGTGTCCGAGCATTTTAAAGCCTTCGCCGCATGCACTTCCAACAACACCCCAACCAATTACACCTATTTTCATTTTAAACTCTCTAATGTTAATCTAATGCCTTCATCTAACTCGACTTTTGGCACAAACCAGGTAAGTCGATTAAACTTTGATACGTCGGCACACCGACGTTTTACTGAACCTTCTGGAGCATCTTTTAATATCAACTCTCCATCAATGCCAGCAACTGTTAGAATTTTTCCTGCTAAATCTTTAATACTGATCTCGTTATCAATGCCAATGTTTACAATTTCATTTGTAAACGATTCTTCCAGAATTACACGCATAGTAGCAACAATAGCATCACTGATGTACATAAAGCTACGAGTATTTTCCCAGCCATACAGTGTAAGATCACCAGTGAGTGCCCGCTGATAAAATTCAGGAATAAAGTGATCCTGTTGGCCTGGCCCATATACATTGTGATATCGTATAATTGAATAGCGTTGACCAAATTGTTCTTTGGCAGCAACAACCTGGATTTCATTTACAATCTTACTGCCTCCGTAACTCCAGCGAGGGTTAGTTACGTCACCAATGACCAAGGGAACCTTTTCATCTGTGGGAACTGGATAATTAAACAAATCCACAGCGCCGGCATAACTTTCACAAGTTCCAGTAAACACAAATCTACTAACTTTGCCAGCATAACGTTCTAACAGATATTGTGTTGGCAACACACCGTCTCGAACAACATCAAATGGCCGATTATAAAAATGTTTTGTACCGTTATGGGCGGCAAGATGTACCACAATATCTACATCCGGCAATCCATCCACAAATGCTTTATCGCATAAATCTCCGCCTAGTGTTCGATCAACAGCATATACACTATGCCCTAACTGATCCAGCGCCGGACACAGGTGTTGCCCAATAAATCCATTACTACCTGTAACTAATATTTTTTTCATTGTACGTTGTATTTCTTTTTCCAATCAAAGAATTCCATAGTTTCAAAGGGTATGTCATTTTTAACATACCACGTTTCTATGTGGCTCCATACTCCTGGGTTACGCTTACGCTGTGAGCAAACATTGTAAACTGCAACTTTGTAACCTTTAGTTAACAAGTAATCTGTGGCAATTACATTATAGTCTACATCTTGACAATACACGTCATGTTCAAACGCAATAAAATCAAAAGTCAATCCTGATTCTACAGCCAATTTAAGCGCGGCAAACGTATTTTCTGGTGGCTCAATATCCACTTGCAAAAAGTTAATACGATCAGGCAGTCCTTGTTCTTTGGCCGCTGCTATGTAATCAAATTTAGTAGCATCAGCCCAATATATATGATTGGTTCTACAGTCGGGCCATAGTGGTTGAAGTCGAGGGTCAAATTCGATCCCAAACCCTTTCCATCCTTGACGCTCTAATGCTACGGTGTTGCTACGTTGTACTGGTTTACTGGCACCTATTTCAATATAGGTACCATTGGCCCCAGATAAGCCGTAAGCAAAACGGTCTACCTTGGCTTCGGCAGATTTATTGAATAGCACAGTATTAAGTTGGTTAAAATAGAATGTCATGATTTCCTTGCCAGATATTTATAACTATAAATATGGGTAGTTAATTAAAAAGGTTATAAATGACAATTCACGTTTACACATCACAAAGCATTGATTATTTTAATGATATTGGCAAATACAGCTTGGCTAGTGCATTAAAGTTTCTCCCAGCAGATACACAAATTACTGTTACTACAGAGGACTATGATAAGTGGCCCAAGTTGAATCCTCGAATCAACTTGGTCGATCTGTACAGCCTCGACAACGGATTTAAACAATTTGAAGACCGATGGCAAGGTAAGATCATGCAAAAAGTTATTAGTTTTGCTAAAAAAGGTTATACAGTTTTAGAAGGCACAGAACATGGCACTGCCGACACTATGCTTTGGTTAGATGCCGATGCTTTTATTAAACGTCCACTTGACGAAGCATTTTTTAGAAAAATACTAAACAACAATTTATCGGCACATCTTGGAGTAACACACGACAGCGGAGAGTTTTGTGTCGAAAGTGGATTTTTTATATTTGATCTAAAACATCCTGGTCGCAAAGACTTTGCTCGTATCTATAGAGATTACTATGATAACGATCGTATGGAAGGCATGGGTCGATTCTATGATAGTAATGTTCACGGACATGTGGTTAAAGATTGTGAAAAATTAGGAATTACATTTACAGAAATGAATCTACGTCAAAAAGGTAATACTCCTATACGCGGTAGCATGGTCAACGATGACGTAGGGCATTTCAAAGGTAAAATTAAACGTCAAGCTGAGGAGTTATACAAACAGTTTGCTATCAAAGATTATGTTAGTCAGGTGCTTGCATGACATATGATATAACTTGGGTTACAAGTTTCAGCCAATCGTATTTTGACAGTGTGGCAAAATATAATTTGCCCGGGTGGGAATTACTAGACGGTCCTAAAATTGTCATGGCCGAAAACATGCCAGGATTTACCTATCCTGGAGTAGAAGTAATAGATGCCGCACCAGCATATCCTGATCCTAATGATCCTCACTTTTCAATAGGCGGCGGCAAAAAGGGTAAGTTCTGGCGCAAAGGTAAATGTTTCCTGTGGGCAATTCGTAATTTAAAAACACGTTATGTAATTTGGTTAGACAGCGATGTTAAGGTAAACAGTAAACCCAATCTATCAAGATTCATGCCTGAGGAAGGGCAAGTAGCCACAATTATTTGTGGAAACTTAAAACAAGCCGAGTCGGGGTTTGTTATTATAGACACACAACACCCATTGTTTGAATCGTGGACTAACGTCTACGAAGAAGCATGGTACAATGGAATAGTAGATACTCTACATCGGCCATGGGACAACGATGTCCTGTGGTATGCGGTCAAAGAACTACCACATCGCAATCTTAGTAAGAGTGTAAAAAAATCACCTCAAGGATTTGAAGATACTGATTTACTAGATTACTTTTATCACTATAGTGGTAAACGTCAAAAGGATTTAATACCACAATGAACTTCCCAACTTTAGATGTAAAAACTCGTGGACAAGCCTATCAGGATTGGTTTGCATATAGTATCGGTGGCGATAATGCTACCTATATAGAAATTGGTGCTTACAAGCCAGCACATAAAAACAATACCTACATTCTGGAAGTAAACAAAGGATGGAAGGGATTCAGTCTTGAATTAAACAAAAAATGGCAAAAGGCCTGGGCAGACTGTCCGGAAAGAACCAATCCTATTTGTTGGGAAAATGCTATTACCTTTGATTACGTTGCTCAACTTGAAAAACAAGGTCTAACAAAACACATTAGTTATTTAAGTTGCGATATTGAACCACCAACTAACACCTTGTTAGCGTTGCAACGGGTAATAGAACAAGGTATCGAATTTGATTGTATCACTTTTGAACACGACAACGGTAATCCTGGCATGCAACACATACCCGATCACGATCCTATTGTACGTGAGTACCTGACTAGCAAAGGGTACAAAGTTGCAGTTAGTAATGTCTATTGTAAACAACCCGATTATCAATTTGAAACATGGTTTGTTAAGAACGACATTGACTTTCCTGAAATAACATTTGATCAATGGAAAGAACGCATGGGCGTAGGTCTTCGGTGAATATAGAAGTAATTACAAGTTTTGACCAAGCATACTATGATAAAATAGGGCATGCATGTGTTGAAACATGGTTGAAACATTGGCCGTCTGAACTTGTTTTTACTTGTTATGTAGAAGAGTTTCGATTACCGGAGCAAGCAAGAATTAAACAAATTGAATTTACAGAACTAGGGGATAGTTATTTTAAATTCCAACTAAGTCCGGTCAAGGATCGTGTAAAGACTTTTGCCAAGAAAGCATATAGCGTTATACATGCTATGGAACATAGCACAGCAGATAGAGTTATCTGGCTTGATGCAGATGTATTAACCACTGCTGATATTTCAATGGGCATGTTAGAATTGTTATGCCCTGACAATGTTCTTGCCACGTACATGGAAGTATATCACGAGAAGGATAACCGCATCTGGATCAGTGCCGAAACAGGTATATTTGTTGTAAATCGTACCCACCCAGAATTTAAAGCATTTGCACAACGATATAGACAATATTACGACGAGCACATTACTGAAAACCTTCGAAGATTTTATGACGGAGAAGTGTTTGGCGCCGTAGCCAATGAATTCAAACCTCACGTGAGAGATTTGTGTGCTGATTTTAAGAAAAAATACAAGACACCGTTACGACATACTATCTTAGGTCCTTACTTAAATCATTATAAAAGTAAAGGCAATAAAGATAATTTTAATTACTAGCCGACCAGTATCCTTCTTTAGGATGTGCCAGTAAATCTTTCAACTTACTACGTCCAATGGCTTTCCGATCACCTTTTAGATGGTCTAGATAATTCCCCCACTCACAGTTGATTAGTGGATGTCCTTCGCCTCTAATTAACCCAGCACTCCAGTTTACAATATTCATACCAACTTGTTTACGAACAGCATCAAACACATAACTATCATGCCATTCATCTAGTGTAAAAATACCTTCTTCGGCATAATCGTAGTATGTTTGAAATTTTTTCAAGAACTCTTTTACACGCTCACTACGTAAATTCATAGCATATAGTCCGCATTCGCTGTACTTGCCCTCTCTACCCAAGAAGCATAAATCTTCTCGACATAGTTCATCTAACTTTTCAACCGTGATAGGACTATGGCACACCATGTCAGCATCCATCCATAATAACCAATCACTATTGGATTTTTTTGCACAATCAAATATACTATAAACTTTATGGGCAAAACGCACAGCGTCCCACTTAAACCCTTTGCCAGCATCCTTGCGACGACTGCGTACAGGATCGTGACTAACATCTCCGTTGGCTTTGGGTACATTCCGCCAGCGATTTTTAAATTCAACCATTTCTGTGACCTGTTCAAGATCACGCACAATGAGATTAGCGGCAGATTCAGTAACAGCACATCCTTCTGCGTAAACAATAAGGGTAACATTGGTGGGCCAATTGGACAAAAACGTATTGATCATTCGGCGCCCGTATGTTTCGTAACCCTTGGCATTAAAAGTGGTAACTACAGTATATTTCATTACGGATATTTAGTGATCAAAACAGTTGCCTACTTTCCTTTTCAGTGTGCTCAAAACAGCGGCCCGGTGCTGACGGCCATGCTTGAATCATTAAAGTTTGCTGGGGTCAAAACTATAGAGAACAGTCTTGATTGTGACGCCGTGATCATATGGTCGGTACTGTGGCACGGACGTATGAGTAAAAATCAAGCAGTCTATAAACATTATCGCTCACAAGGTAAACCAGTTATTGTAGTTGACATTGGTGCATTGTACCGCGGCGAAACATGGAAAATTGCAATAAACAATATCACAGCCGACGGCTATTATGGACACAAAGAAAATTTAGATCTAGATCGCCCAAGAAAGTTGCTTATAAGTCTGGCGCTTAATGTTTCAAAAAACCCTCGAATAATTATTGCAATCCAACATAAAAAAAGTCTACAGGTATCGGCATTGCCAAACATGGAGTCGTGGGTCGCCGAACAAATCGAGCAACTACGTCAAGTAACCGACCGCCCTATTACAGTCAGGACGCATCCAAGATCACCATTACAAATTCAAAATTTATCAAAGGGGGTAGAATTAGAAATACCAAAACAAATTCCTAATACCTATGACAGTTATAATTTAACCTTTGATTGTCACGCTCTGGTAAACTACAATTCTGGTCCTGGCATACAAGCTGCTTTGGCTGGAACCCGTCCCATTGTAAGCACTAGTAGTTTGGCTCATCCTGTTAGTATTGGACTTGATGCACTTGATCGACCATACACCGTTGACAGGGATCAATGGCTGGTCGAAATATGTCACACCGAATACACTATAGAAGAAATTAGAAAAGGCCTATGGCTAACAAGATTATCACCAGCTCTCTAAATCAACTCACTGGTCCCATTGATTGTGCGTGTGTTATTCACGGCGATGGTTACTCTTGGGACTATGTTGAGCGGCTATACAATATGTTACAAAGACATATTACGCCAGGGATACGCTTACATGTTTATACCGAAGCCAGCAGGCCGGTACCGGATCATATGATCAAACACGAACTATATGATTGGGGAGTATCCGGGCCACGCCGTAGTTGGTGGTACAAACTGCAATTGTTTGACACTGCACACCACAATGGTCCATTGTTGTATTTTGATTTGGATGTGGTTATTGCCAGAAATATTGATTGGATTTGGAACTTGCCCTTGGACAACTTCTGGTGTTTACGAGACTTCAAATATCTATGGCGCCCTACACAGCACGTTATCAACAGCAGTGTGATGTGGTTCCACACCCAAAAGTTTCAGAATGTTTATGACAGTTTTAAACGAGAAAATCTAGAGCAAGTTTTCAGAAGATATTATGGCGATCAGGATTATATTACACAAGCAATTAGTCCCACTGATCGCAGATTCTTTGATCATGACTGTATTAAAAGTTGGCGTTGGGAATGCAAGGACGGCGGCTGGGATTTTAAGAAAAGAATATTTCTAACACCAAATACTGGCACGGTAATACCAGAAAAAACCAGTGTATTAGTGTTTCACGGCAAGCCCAAACCGGGCGATGTGCAAGACCCAGTGATAGCCCAGCATTGGCAATGATAAATACAAAACAGGAGATTTTAACACATGGCTAACAGAACTTTTAAATTTTATGGCAGCGGGTACGGACTAACACCAGTAAACATTACCGCAACTTTTGCAGGTACTACTATCTTTTCTGGAGACATTCCAACTGTAAATAGCAACACTGTTAGTCTTAGCGATAACACATTCTTATTTCAGGGCGGAGAAGTTCCGGTGGATTTTCAAGGCAGTGTTCCAATGGAAATCACCGTAAATTCTGGTACAGGATTTTTTGTTGCAGTGGAATCAAACTACACAATGAGTCCAAATCCTGTGTTTACATCCGAGCAATATGCGCAATTGATTGATCCAACAACCCCAGCTGAAACACAATTGACCATAGTCGAACCGTTGGCTAATCCTCCGTTCAGCGCAGACGAAATTGCTTTTATTAGTAACCCTGCGTCTGACTATGCCATTGTTAAAGACGTGCTTCAAAGTCACGGTGTATTGCCGTACATTAAAAATGGTCCTAGTATATTCACTACCGGTTTCAGCGACGGCGATTGCCGTTCTAATGTTACCATTGATGGTGAGCCACAAGTGGTTCCAGTCCCACGTCCAGATGGAAAAACTGGCGATTGGGGTTGGACTGTGAATCAATCCAGTGTACTTGCATGCAATATTGATATTGTAACAGGACAAGAATAAAGTTAGTACTTACTAACCCACTTAAAGCCCTTGTTTTTACAAGGGTTTTTTATGGTTGACCGGTAATTACCTTTTTGCTATAATAGTAGTATAATAACAAATAAGGAGTTTTAAATGGAATCAAATACAATGTTAATTTTAATAGCATTAGCATACGGCGCATTCATAGGCTACTGTTTAGGCCGTGCCCGGGGCTACTACAAAGGTGCCGAAATGGCCGAAAGCATTTACCGTAAATAAGCCGGTTGACCAAATAATTCAATTCATTTATAATAGTATTATCAACAATAAATTAAGGAGCTAACCTTGAGCACAGTAAAAATTATAAACGGAACATACCGTAATCAACCCGTAAACAACATGATCTTTAATTTGGTTAAAGGTTACCAAACAGGAGCCAAAGGAGGCTATGTGACTGTGAATGCAGATGGCTATTTTGGCCCAGACTTGCCCGAAGTAGTTCGTATCAATGTAAACACGATTGAAGATTTAGAGTTTACCAGCGAATCAGTTCCATTGGGTGAATTCGTTGCTCCAGTTGCTAAAGCACCATTGGAGACAGATGAAGAAGTGATGACCCGTATTGGCGAACGCTTTGACATTTTGGATCAAATGACAAAGGCTACAATTGCCGGCGATGTCCGTGCAATGATTGTAGTTGGCCCTCCCGGAGTTGGCAAGTCATACGGTGTAGAAAAGCAATTGGAGCATAGTGGCTTGTTTGACCAGTTGTCAGGTCGTCGTGTCAAGTATGAAGTGATCAAGGGTGCCATGACTCCGATTGGCCTGTATTGCACTCTATACAAACATTCTGACCGGAACAACGTTTTGGTGTTTGACGACTGTGACTCAGTATTCCAAGACGACCTGAGCTTGAACATTTTGAAAGCGGCGCTGGACTCTGGTAAGAAACGTAGAATCTACTGGAATAGTGATAGTGCTATGTTGCGTCGTGAAGGCGTTCCAGACATGTTTGACTTTAAGGGTGCCTGTATCTTTATCACAAACCTACAGTTCAGCAACCTTAAATCTAAGAAGTTGCAAGATCACTTAGAAGCACTTCAGTCACGCTGTCACTTTTTGGATCTTACACTCAATACCATGCGCGATCGTTTCTTGCGTATCAAGCAGATTTACCGTAAGGGCGAACTGTTTGCAGACTACGACTTTACACAAGAACAAGGTGACATGGTGATCGAGTTCATGGAACAGAATCAAACTCGACTACGTGAAATGAGCTTGCGTATGGCTCTTAAGATTGCAGACTTAACCCGTGTGTCAGATACAAATTGGAGAGCATTAGCGGCTACAACTTGTATGAAAAATTCCTAAGGGGATTTGAAAACGGTTAAGTATATGGTAGCTCCTGGGTAGTACAAACTACCCATTTCGACAGGTATCCTTAAAAAGATACCTGTTTTTTTGACTTTTGTCAACTAAGTATGTTACAATAATCATATGCGAACAGCTACAATTACAATCCGAGACGAAGTAAACATCAAAATTGAAGGCTTGGAACTTGACGCTCGTCGAGCTTTGGTTAATGCTTTTAAATATGATGTTCCAGGTGCTCGATATTTGCCCGCGGTCAGACTCGGACGTTGGGACGGCAAGATAAGTTACTTTCAACTAGGTGGTAGCACTTATGTGAATTTGTTACCAGACATTATTCCTATCTTGGAAAAGTTTAACTATGACATTGAGTTAAATGATCAACGAGACTATAGTGTCAACTTTGATTTCATTTCCGTGGACGAAGATACATTTAGCAACATCAATTGGGGCAAGGGTCATCCACAAGAAGGCGAACCCATGAAGTTGCGCGACTATCAAGTTGAAATTATCAATAACTTTTTAACCAATCCACAATGCATACAAGAAATTGCCACAGGCGCCGGTAAGACAGTGATCACAGCCGCACTGTCGAATGCTGTGGCACCGTATGGTCGTACCATTGTAATTGTTCCCAACAAAAGCCTAGTGACCCAAACAGAAAAAGACTATGTCAACATGCAACAGGACGTGGGTGTATACTTTGGTGATCGCAAGGAATGGGGTCGCACACATACCATCTGTACCTGGCAGAGTTTAAATGTCCTATTAAAGAACACAAAAGCAGGTGTAGGTGATTGCACCATTGGAGAGTTTTTAGAAGATGTAGTTTGCGTCATTGTTGACGAAGTACACATGGCCAAGGCTGATGCACTAAAGACTCTGCTGACAGGAGTGATGAGTCGTATTCCGTTGCGTTGGGGACTTACTGGTACAGTGCCCAAAGAACCATTTGAATTTCAAGCTCTTAAATGCAGCCTTGGTCCAGTGATCAGCAAGTTATCGGCTAACGAATTACAAAATCAAGGCGTATTGGCTCAGTGCCATGTGAACATTGTGCAGTTGGTTGATCACGCAGAGTTTAGCAACTATCAAAGTGAGTTAAAGTTCTTGCTAGAAGAACCCAACAGGCTAGACACCATTGCTAACTTGATCAAGCAAGTCAATGTTACTGGTAATACACTTGTATTAGTTGACCGCATTGCCGCAGGACAAGGTATTATTGAACGCTTGGGCGATAATGCAGTCATGGTGTCGGGTGCAACTAAAGCAAAAGCGAGACAGGATGAATATGATGAAGTTGCTGAAGCCACTGGGAAAATTATTGTTGCTACTTACGGTGTTGCCGCTGTGGGCATTAACATTCCCCGTATTTTTAATCTTGTGCTTGTGGAGCCTGGCAAATCATTTGTTAGGGTTATCCAATCAATTGGACGAGGCATACGAAAGGCCGAAGACAAAGACCACGTACAAATCTGGGACGTAACAAGTACCTGTAGGTTTGCCAAACGACACCTAACCAAACGTAAAGTTTTTTATCGAGAAGCCAACTATCCCTTTACACAAGAGAAACTAGAATGGAAATAGTATTAGTCACCTATAGTAAAGATCTTGACAAGGCTGATCTATGTATATCCACAATCAAAAAATATGGCGTAGGGCCGTATCAATCTAAATTTCGAGTGATTATTAACGACATAGAGTCTGTCTATGCTACTGCAAAACTTAAATGGCCAGATTTATCAGTATATCATTGGAAGGATATATCACCGACTTTATCATGGCCTAGCGG